TGTTGCGGTTGGAATTATGTTGTGGTTGCGGCTTGCGTTCGTCCTTGTGGTTGCATTCGGCGGGATCATCGCGTTGATGGTGCTGAGGATATTCGATATGGAAGATAGATTGGAGAGACAAAGACATGAAGTGGTTGCAAGACAAACTTATAGCGAACCTTCGGGAGGACATTGACCTGTTGACGAAGGACAGGGAACCGACGCCGGAAGAAATGAAGATTGTGAACGACATAACTACTGCGATAACGTTGCTGGCTGGATATACGCCGGCGAACTGCGTTAAGTGGATCAAGTGTTCGGACAGGATGCCGGAGTACGATGATACGCCGACGAATGGGTATCATAAGGTGGGAAGGTATCTGATCATAAAGAATAACGGCTACCTCAAGTATCTTACGATTGGGTGGCTGTATTACGAACAGGTACGCAAGAAGATGGTGTTACGGTGGAAAGACTTTGATGGAAGTTTGAGTGAAGGTTATGGGATAACTGTGACACACTGGGCGGAGTTGCCGGAGTTGCCGGAGCTGCCGGATGACGAGGAGGAAACATGATGTATACAGAGATTCATCTTGACAAAAAAGACATACAGGATATCCTCGCAAAGCGTTACGCCGTCCGTCCGGATGCTGTGATCGTCCGGTGCGAGAAGGAATGGGTTTGATATGGTATGGACGAACATGAAGAATGGACAGTTAACGCGGTGATCATTCAGACGAAGGGAAGTAACCTGGAGTGATTATGGAGCGAGGAGAGCAAAAGCTAAATCCGAGGTTTCCGTACAGGATCGAGAAGGCGCACTGGTATATCCTGTTCTTGCAACTCAAAGGGATCCTGACGGAAGAGGAAGCAAACAGGGCGCTTGAAAGACTGAAGAAGATACCGGGGTCGGTATGTTATGGGGAGGAGTGAGCGAAATGGACCTGAAGATATTCACTGACAACATCGAAGAGAAAGCGCTGGAACAGGTGAAGAATCTGCTGGCTCAGCCGGCGTTCGCGGATTGCAAGGTGCGGATCATGCCGGATGTTCATGCCGGCGCTGGATGTGTCATCGGGTTTACGGCAGACCTCGGCGACAAGGTGATCGCCAATGTGGTAGGGGTTGACATTGGCTGCGGGATGATCACATGTGAGCTTGGTTGCGTTGGCATCGACTTCGAGAAGCTGGACACAGTGATCCGGGAGAAGATCCCGTCCGGGATGAATGTTCACGAGCAGGCGCTGGTTAACTTCTCCGAATTGAATGATCTACTGTGCCTGGAACATCTGAAGAATATATCCTGGCTTCAGAACAGTATCGGCACTCTCGGCGGCGGGAATCACTTCATCGAGGTTGATGAAGACGATATTGGTGGTAAGTACCTCGTCATTCATACGGGTAGCCGGAACCTTGGCAAGCAGGTTGCTGACTACTATCAGGGAGTCGCTATCGAACGGATCAATGGAGGCAAGGCAGAGCTGAACGCAAAGGTTCAGCAGCTGATTGACGAGCACAAAGCGCAAGGCAGAGAAAAGGAAATCTCAGGTGCGATTAAGGAACTTCGAGCGAACTACGCTGTTGTTGAGAAGATGCCGAACGAATTGTGCTATCTGACTGGCGAGGACAGACAGAACTATCTGCATGACATGGCGATATGCCAACGGTTCGCGCAGCTGAACAGGGCGATGATTATGGCAACGCTGTGTGATGCGATGGACTGGCACGGGAAGTACTTCAGCACGATTCATAACTATATCGACCTCGAGAGCAATATCATCCGCAAGGGCGCCATCTCGGCGAGGAAGGGCGAGAGGCTTCTGATCCCGATCAACATGCGGGATGGCTGCATCATCGGCTACGGCAAGGGAAACGAAGACTGGAACTGCTCGGCTCCGCATGGCGCCGGACGGATCATGTCGCGGATGCAGGCGAGAAAGAATGTATCGCTGGACGATTACCGGAAGTCTATGGATGGGATCTTCACAACGTCGGTGTCGGAAGATACGCTGGATGAATGCCCGATGGCATACAAGCCGATGGACGAGATCCTGAAGAACATCGAGCCGACAGTCGAGGTCGAAAAGATCATCAAACCGGTATACAACTTTAAGGCGGGAGAGTGATCAGAATGAGCAGTATGATTCAATGCGATAGCTGTAAGAAAGTTATGTACGCGGATAGCCGGAGCGAAAATGGAGATTACTATGAAGTATGTATTGACAGAGAATACATTTATCACCTGTGTAGGTCATGCTACGCGAAACTGATGATAACATTCCTTCGTAAGAAGTGGAACAAAGAAGATGGATGTTGGGAGGATGCAGACTGATGGGTACGAGACATTTGACGGTTGTGGTTATGGACGGGAAGTACAAGGTTGCACAGTATGGCCAGTGGGATGGATATCCGGACGGCCAGGGGATCAGGATCCTGCGGTTTCTGGAGAATGAGTTCGTCGAGCATAAGTTCAGGACAAACCTGCGCAAGCTGAAGGTGGCAGAGACCGAAGAAGAGTTTAATGCGCTGGATGTGTTGTATCAAGGTAAAGATCATTGGCCGGCGGAGTTTGACAGAGATACAGGGTCTGAAATCCTGAAGCTAATCCAGGACGGAAAGGTTGAGTCAGGGTTCCTGGTCAACCATATCAGATTCGCCGGTTGTGGCGACTGCGAGTATGTCTGGTTGATCGATCTCGACAAGCGGGTATTCGAATGTTACGAGGGATGGAACGTGGAACCGCTGCATTATGGGGATAGGTTCTTCTTCCTGGGGCAGCCAGACAGAGAGGATGGTTACTATCCTGCGAAGTTTTTCAAGAGGTGGGATCTGGCAGAACTCCCGACCGAGCAGGAGTTCCTCGATGCGTTCAAGACTGAGGAGGACGAGGAAGATGACGCTTAAGGAAGCCGGGGAGATCTACAAATTGCAGACCAACAAGATCGGCAATGTGAAGAACCATATCGTGATGATCGGCAGAATCCTGGATGCAGACAAAGATGCTCCGATTCAAGAATCTGTTTTGCGTATCCGCAGGGAAATACTGATGACTATCGCAGAGGATCTGATCGACTATCTGAAGCATCTCGAGGCGGTGCTTGACGAAGAGGTTGAGATCGATCTATGACCGGAAGTAAGAGAGGATAAGCATTATGCTAATGTATTGGACTGAACACCCAGATCAATGGGCGAAGTGGATGCAGATAGTCCTGATTATCCTGGCGATTGCGGTTGTATTTGCAGCAATTAAATGGTTTGGCAAAAGAGATTAACAAAGGAGAACGAGTATGGACTTTGGATATGTGTGGCCGGCGCTTCGGTCTGGCCGGAAGGTAAGGCTTGTGGGATGGCTTGGATACTGGGCATGGGAGAACGGGACGATCATGATGCACTGCGCGGATGGCAAGGTGATCGACATCCGGGAGACGGATGATCCGTCGTATACGTACAGCAACATCGCGCTGGATCGCTGGGAGATTATAGAGGAGTGAACCGGAATGTGTAAGTTTTGCGAAAACTGGAGGACGCATGAAACTGTTTATCAGACGAGTCTCTACTGCAACTTGCTTATAGGCAGTGCGATGTTTTCTCCTGTGATCGTTGTGGACAGTATCCACAAAGGATGCCCGCAGTTCGCAGATTGTTCGGCGAAGGATCGCGAAATGACAGTTGCTTTCCAGATCAATTACTGCCCGGAATGCGGAGAGAAGTTATCGGATTGAAAGTTGACTAATGATGCGGTGGCGGAATAGACAACCATACAAAAGCTATCACTGACTACAGTCGGTAACAGCATGGTTGGTAAAACGACGACGGAAATGTGGTCGTAATAGTAGACGCTTAAAGGGGAGACAGTGGCGGCATAGCGTTGTGCGACAACGCCTTGAAAATGTGCGAAGCGAACGGCCCGAAATGCACTGTCATGTGAGGTGCAAATCCTCACCCGCATAATTTATAAAAGATAAAAGGAGATAAGTATGTATTTCGAAACAGAAGAAGATTGTAAAACTTTGACAGATGAACAAATTGCAAACCTGACAATGTCAGAGTGTCATGAAATTGAACGTATTCTTGGTTATCGTGATCCTTTTATGGATAAAATATATGATAGAATGCGGCGGTTGAAAGCTTATGAAAGCATGAATTATAATGTTGGAGATCTTACTGTCAGTAAACTTCGTAAGTTTCTTGATGGACTGGATGATAATGACATTATAAACATTTACGATACTTATATGGAAACGTCTCATACACCGAATGAAGTATATGTATCAGTAGATAAAGATTTAAAAGGCCGTAAGCATTTGTTTATCCAGATTGATACTGACTAATATGTTTGGTCTTACGCATTTGCGAACGTCGAATCGAAGGTTTTCGCATGATAGATGGATGCAATGTAATTGGCGGCTGTCCCACTGGAGCAAGTCCATCCTTTGATAATTGAAAGTGACCCTCAAAGCAGGAAGGTAGGCGAAGTTAATGGACAGGGAGAGGGTTATCCAAGAATTAGAAAGCCTACGGGATATTTGCAACGCAAGGTCAAATATGGCGATAGGAAAGGGTAAGGTTGCGTGGGCTGTATATGCAAATACGGTAGAGGATGCCATTGACATGCTGAAAGAGCAGGAAGCACGAGAGCTTACTATGGACGAATGGCGAGAGTGGAAAACAAATAAAAAACGAGACCCTATATGTATGTTGTGGGAATACGACACTTCGCCAATGTGGGCTCTTAATACAAACGATGTTCATGAACCAGCATTTTTAATGAAAAAACTAAAATTATTTACAGGGAAACCAACATTTGAACAATGTAAGGCGGCGAAATGGGAATGAACGTCATCAAAAGAGTAGAAGATTTATACAACGAGAAAATCTATTTCATGGAAATAAAACCGCATAAAGCAGAAAATGGGTTGATTGCATTTAAAGAAAATGAATTGTTTCCTGTTGTTTTTTACGGATTCGGCTCCGTACACACTGTCGAAAACCGGTATTACATAAGAGTAGACGCAAAGTATGCATGTAAGAACACCTATTTACAGTCGAGGGTTCCAATAAACGGTTACGGTGTTTGGTGGCGTTGTTGGGAAGAGAAGCCAACAGAAGAACAACGACAGGCGGTGAAGTGGGATGTCTAACATGGAAAAGGTTATTAAAGCATTAAAGTGACCAATTAAGGAGAAAATGAGATGGCTGAATATGTTATACCTCCAAAAACAGCAATCGTGAAATGCCACACATGCAACACATTGTATGTCCCAGACAGAACAAAGGACAGCAAATACACATGGTCAAACGGAGAATTCAAAGCATTTGAACCATGCCCAGTATGCGGAAGCGAGAATAACGACTATTCGGACAGGATTCCACTATGGGAATATAACCTGATCAAACTGTTCCGTGGTGGATTTACAAAGGGGTGATGCAAAAATGATTGACCGGGATAAGGTTATCAATGGTCTTGAACAATTTCGATCAGATTTAAAGCCTTTTTGCGGAAATCACGCTGATTGGGAACGCTTTGATGCTGCTCTTGCTATGCTGAAAGAGCAAGAAGCAAGAGAGCAGTGCTTAAAAACCAAATGCATTATATGCCCACATTGTGATAATTGCGATGTTGATGAAAACGGATTGCTGAAAGAGCAGGAAGCGGTTGAACCTGTGCTTGACAGTTTCTTGCATAAACGTTGTCCATCGTGTAGGGCATTGCTAAACGGGAAATTCTGTCACGAGTGCGGACAGGCGGTGAAGTGGGATGCCTGACAGGGAGAAGGTTATCAAAGGGTTGGAATGCCTTGCACAAAAACAAGCACCAACAGCAAATCCATGTAAGGATTGCGGATATATCAATAGACCGAGCTTTGCTATTTGCGTGAAAGATATTGCGTCTGATGCTCTGGAACTGCTGAAAGAACAAAAAACAACATTTGAAAAAGACGGGCATCATATCCGGTGTACAAATTGCGGTAATTATTGGTGTGATTCTGACAGAGAAGGAAACTTGTTTCCTCATAATTATTGCCCAGAGTGCGGACGGGCGGTGAAATGGGAATGACTGAAAAAGATTTGATCGGCAAAACTATTGAGAGTGTTGAAGTTGATGGATACGGCATTGAAATGCATTTTACTGACGGAACTGTATTTGTGTATGGTGCGTCAGATGGTGGCTATTCGAGTTGGGAAATAGAAAAGGACGATAATGCATTAACGTTAGGATGGTAAAATGGAATGCCTGACAGAAAGAAGGTTATCAAAGGATTAGAACTTTGTGAAATCGGTTATGAGGAAAGATGCGTTGGAACAGAATGCCCGTATTATGAACAAGGATGCACAGAAAGCTTAAAGAACGATATTCTTGAATTGCTGAAAGAACAGGAAGCGAAGGTGCTAACGCTTGATCAACTTAAAGAAGCGCTTGACACCGTTGTGTGGCTTGAAAAGCCTATGTCTGAAAATCTTGCTGACGGGTATTCTCTGACATACAGATATAAGCATGGATACATGTTCTTTGACAGTCCGTTCGGAGATAACCCGTCGCAGGATAGACTGGAATATTCGGAATATGGTAAGTCGTGGAGATGTTGGAATAAACGCCCTACGGATGAACAAAGACAGGCAGTAAAGTGGGAATGAAAGAGCAGAAACAAATAACAAAAGAAATTGAGCAACTGATGATTGATTTTGCTTCAACTTTGCTTTACATGAAAAACGATGATTGGCATCATAGACAAGAATTAGATGAGAAATACGCAAAAGAATCAATCGTTTGGTTTCTGAAGAATAGAAATATAACAGTAAAAGACTAACTTTGTAATAGTGAAGATTTATATTGATTAAAAATGACCATGAAGATAAAAGAGTTTTTTGATCGGCATCCGAAAATACGACAGTTTGTATGCCAACATGAAACATCGACAGATATTGGCGAACTCGTATGTTGGAACGGGAATAAATTGCTTGTAAGTCAATGCGTCTACTGCGGATTAATAATAATAGACTGGAAACGATATAGGCTTCCAGGTGAGATTCAAAGTGACTAAGGAGAAACAAATGACGGAGTTTGAAAAAGCTATTGCCGCTGTGTTCGTTGTTGTGGGGACCATGTCGATTTGGATTGTCGGATGGCTGCTGCACACTGACATAATGGAGGTATGGCATCAAGTCATTCAGTTAAGAGAAGGGATAGCGAATATGGACAAAGCATTGGCAGAGGCCGCACTGGAATTAGCCGCAGATAATCTATACGATATAATCAAAGAGAACTACAACAAAGTAAATCACGAGTATTTACAGAAGCAGGTTGATATTGCTTCGGAATATCTGTCCGAGGAACAAAAAGAAGATCTACGTGGAAAAGGATTTGTGATTTAACAACGAAAGAGAGATTCGAAGATGATAACAACCGAACTTATTAAGCTTCTGAAGGATCATGAATTTGGTGCAGCAACCGGAAAGGTAAGAGAAGTAACGGTGAGTGTTCCTGGATACGGATACATTGGTGAACCAAATGTCACAATTGATAGCACCGATGATGGTCTCTATACGGGAATATGTTTGAGGCTTACGCCTGAAGACGGATATCCTATCGATGATGAGACGGGCGAAGATGTCACACATCTTGCGTTTACAGACGACGACATGGATATGATCAGGTTGTACCAGGAAGTGTCGGGGTCGGTGTCGGCAGAGGTTGCGGTCATGAACGCAATAAGTCTGATGCTGGACTACGTCGATGATGGGAAGTGATCGGGATGGATGCAGCGTATGTTGTTGGCGGCTTGGTCGCGCTGAAAGAAGATTACCTGATGTGTAAGTGCAGCGTGAACTCCGTGGTCATAGATGATGCGATTAAGTTGTTGATCGATCAGGAAAATGAGATTGATAATCTGAAAACGTTGCTGCTTGGATATGAAATCGGAGCAATAAAGGGAAGGACTGAGGAACAGAAATGAAGTTGACACAACTGGCGAGCGCGGTGAACTCGGCGTTGGAGCATGAACGGCGCCCGGAGGAGATCGATGTGGTTATCACGACGGCGTTGCCGTACATGACTTGCGGACAGTTGCCGTGCGCTTGCGTGAGATTCGCCAGCATGGGCTTTGATTGGGAGGCGGGGCAGTTCAGGATTATGCCGGATGAAGCGCTGATGGCAGTCAAGCATGATGTGCCGCAGAAGGTGATTGAGTGGCGCGGGAACTACCATTGCCCGAAGTGCGAGCATATGCTTTCCGGAAAACGCAAGAAGACTGACATACGGTTTTGTAGTCAGTGTGGAACGGCGGTGAAGTGGGATGGCTGATATCGATAAGGTTATCAAAGGGTTTGAGCGATGCGTTTCGACTGATGATTGCTCGGAGGAGACGTGTCCGTATTTTAAGCGTGACGGTGATGGTTTGTGTTGGGATATCCTTGCTACCGATGCGCTGGAACTTTTGAAAGAGCAGAAGCATAGTGCAGAACAGATTGCACTGTGGAATAAAGGAACGCCCGAAGAAGACGGTACATACGTTGTGCTTCAGTACTGGTCTACGGGAGACAGTATCAGCAGGAACGTGATGCTTGTGAGATACTCGGCGATCAAAGATGGCGAAGAGAAATGCTTCTGGAATATTGATCATTATACGCATAAGAAGAAGATCGCGATACAGCCTTATGCGTGGATCAAACTGCCGGAGGTACCAGAATGAAAATGAAACATTTGCTGATGCATCCGCCGAGATGGCTGGAGCGGATCCTGTCGCGGTCATCGTCGTACAGGGGATGGTACATCAAACAGGTATGCCATGTGCTGCGCGAGGATGCGATGAAGAGCTTTGCGGAAGATCTGAAGGGGTTTGACGCGTAAGGCGGGAACGAAAAGGGATAACCGCTATATTTGATGGAGGAAACATGAGGATATTGGTTGACGAGATGCCGTACTGGCAGGAGAGATGCCCGTACGCCGAGTGGATTCCATGCATAGATCCATATGGAAGAGACGGATATTTCAGATGTAAGTTCGATGACGAGAAATGCGATCTGTTTGACCATGATGGTGACGACGGATGCAGATGGCTCGTGAAAGCGGGTGATAGTCATCGAGCTTGAAGACTTTAGGCGTCTGATAAATTACATCAAGATATTTGCGCTTATCTTCGGTGGTGGGGTAATCATACCGCTGTCGAAGTCGCTTCCGGAATGGATGGTAGGAATGTTACTGGTTGGTGGCATTGTGCTGTTTTACTGTATCGACAAAGTATTGGAGAGTGATTGACAAAATGTTGGAAGAATGCAAGACCTGTCGTTTTTCAGGCGAAGGTAAATGGGAATGCGCTGCGGCACGGGATGGATACTGCGGCTTATTCTATAGAAAAGAAAAAACAAAAGAAATGGAGAACAAGGACATGAACGAAAAGAAGACTGAAGAAAAGATTGTGATCACAAGGAAAGGTGTTAAGTCTATCGGCATGGACGACGACACAGTGCTGGCCAGCCTGACAAGCGCACTGGTGAGCGTGTACAACGACGCCTATGGACCGATCAACGAAGTGCATGCCGGCAAGGCGATCATCGACACGCTGGTCAGGGAAAGAACTGACATGCGTGTCAACATGATCTGGAAGGCTGTCATGGATGACGACGAAGACTTCGATGAGGACGAAGACGATGACGATGACGACGAGAACGGTTAAGATCCTGATGATCCTGCTGCTGGTATTCACGATGATGGTGCCGGCAGTAGCCAGGTCGGAGGCGCCATGCCGATTCGGGCGGTTCATCGAGATCCGCCACGAGGAGTACATGGGACCTGCTGGACAGTGGATGACGGAGTATGTGATGTATGACCGGACGACGCTGCTGGTCTACATCTATACGACGGACGGCAAGAGCATGCTGTCAATCACGCCATACCTGATGCGGGACTACTTCGGGCAGATCACCTGCGGCCTGTACAACAAGGAGACCGGCGGGGTTGATCCGGCGGAGATGTCTGACCTGATCGACGAGGACGAGTGGGAAATCGGGGTGAAAAAGTAATGGTGATTGTCGAAACATGCCCTGTATGCGGAGGAGATCTGCAAAACCTCGAGATTGCGACGTACCCACCGATCCCGGTCAAGGAATGCTATAAGTGTGGCTGGCGCTGGGAGGGCAAACGGGAAGATGTTGTGCGCGTCCCGTTCGTTCCTCCGGCGGTGCCTGCGGTGGAGCGGCGCGAGTGGGTTGGACCAGAATGCTGCCGGAATTGCAGCAACAATCCGAACAACGGCGGCAGCGGGATCTGCAACTGTATGCTGCCGTACATGACGCAGACCGGTATATCTGCCGGAGATGCCGTTGTCACTACAGCCGTTGCAGACCTGGAGGCAATACAGCCTGCTGGATACACTTACGTCACAACCAATGTTGTGACAGGACTATAAGAAAAGGAGAACTGATAACTCATGGGAATTGACATTAGCGAACTGAGAAAGAAACTGGAAGACCAGGCATTCCGCCTGGAGAGCGCCAAGGCGAACCGGACGATGGTGAACCAGGAAACCGAGCGGACGAAGAATATCCTGCTGAATAACCTGAGCGACATCGTTGCGGCGCTGAAGATGGCGGAGCATTCCGCCGAGGAAATCAAAATGCTGGAAGCAGAGGTGGAGTCTGCCGACGCGGAGCTGAAAGAACTGGACGACGAAATCAAGAAGCTCCGGAAGACCGCGCCCAAACAGCAGGCCGCGAAGACTGCGGCAGAAAAGGCAGAGCCGGATGTCAAATAAGGTCAACACCAATCTGAGCTACCTGCCGCTCAGCGAAGAAAGAGTCGTCCAGAAACTGATACGTGAAAGAGCAACGTAGGACCAAAGCTTCTACCCGACCGTCGAGCCGTCCGGCGCGTTGAATACCGACGGAGTGTTTGCGCTGAACGAGGATGTGATCTGTCTGTACGCGGATCTGGACTCGCTGATCGACCGGGCAGGACTGAGCGCACAGGAACTGCTGACCGTAGACCTGCTGATGAAGGGGTACACGCTCCGGGATATCGGCGAGCATTACGGCAAGAGCCGGCAGAACTTTGAGATCCTGATGAACCGTGCAGTAAAGAAGATCGTAAAACGCAACAATGCCGACTGGGAAGACTGGTCTGGCGGAAGACTTGATGATGGGGAGTATGAAGCGATATGAGAATAGGAAGTATTCTAACTTACGCCGCCGTGTGCAGCTGGTGCCTCGCGGCGTACATGGTGCCTGTTGTCGCCGTGATGGTATGGTGGCGCAGGCGGAAAGATCCGACACAGATCATCCAGCTGGATGACGTGGAGTGAAGGAAGGAGGTCTTGTCAATTGGCAAGTTATGATTTCGAGGTCGCGGCGAAGAACTTCGCGATCGGCGTTCTGAAAGAGCGCGGCTGTGATGTGACGATCGAGGACCTGCAACTGGTCTGGTTCGCGCATCTGCTTGGTAACAAGAAGTGCTTGCTCTACTGTCCGCAGATGGGCAAGAGGTACATCGAGATCACGTACTCCCAGGAGTCTGATATGTTCTACATTGACCTGTACGAGAAGCTCGACCATGTCGACGCTCATCTGGTCAAGGCAGACTTCAAGGCTCACGTCTGAAAAATATATTTTGTGTAGGGGTACCAATTTTTAACCAGATGTTCCTATATATAGTAGAGGGAGATCTGAGAAAAAATTAGCGCGGATGACAGCTTCAGGCGTCACTTCCCTTTACGGCGGCATGTGAAGAGCGGCATGAACCGACCGTGTGACGTACAGCGTACTGCAACGATGGAGGGATACTGATCAACCCAACCGCGAGAGGGGGCAGGGCTTGCGGGACGAACTCTTGGTCGTGGTCATTTCGGATGCGTTTGACGTATGAACTTTCAGCCATGACACGCTCACCATCCCCGGGTAACTACGAGGCCGGGGTGTTTCCGCCGGATTGAGTTTCTCCGGCGGTTTCTCTATCGCGGGGTAGTGAAACGGCAGCACGAAGGGTCCATACCCCTTTAATCCGGGTTCGAGTCCCGGCTCCGCAATTTAAGACGCATACAGCGACCTCATGCAAAATAGAAGATCCTCGTCATGTTAAGCCCTCCAAGCTTTCCCTATGCGTCTTGATTTTCATTTTATTCATTCTTATTCAAATGGAGGTATGCGAAATGAGTGTCAAACAGAAAGAGAACACGAGCGGCGGAATCGGAGTACTTGGCGTATTGCAGCTGATCTTCCTGGTGCTGAAGCTGTGCGGCCTGATCAACTGGTCCTGGCTGTGGGTGCTGGCGCCGACGTGGATCGGATGCGGACTGATCATCATCGCGCTGCTGATCGTTCTGGTTGCGGCGCTGATCTCAGACAGGGGGAAGTAAAATGCTGTGCTGGAATGTGTACTATGGAGATTTCAACGGCAAGGAAATCAAAGTATATAACATCTTCAACCATTATGGCTTCTATCACGACTGCGTCAAGGCGAAGAAGAAATACAAAGACGATAAAGAAGGATTTGCGAAAGAAGTCAAGGGAAGTCTTCATTATTTCTTCTGGAGCAAATCGGAGTGGGAAGTAATTATGACTCACTGGCCGAGTGGCGAATACTACGAGATGAGGCAGGACCTTACGATTGGTAAGCTTCGAGAAGCGATGAATAACGTCGGGATTGACTACGACGTTCATCTAAGACCGTGGGCTAAGGACGACAACAATATCACAATCCATGTATTCCCGAATCCTGAGAGATTCCATGACAGGAAGATTGATGTGTGCGAACAGGTCATGAACAACTGGGATATCTTCATTGACTGGCTGTGGGAACACCGCAAAGAGCTGAAAGCGAGGAAGTAAGCATGGCAGGAAAGAGAATGCCGGAGACGGCGGTTCAGACGGAAAGACGCGAGAGCGGCGAAGAGATCGAACTCCAGGAACACCGCGCTATGGTTTACCTGCCGGAGAACGCTGTGAGCGTATGGTTCAACGTCGCTGTGTACGAAGACGGCGAGATCGTCAATGTATCCAAGAAGATGACGATGGAAGAACTCCGGGAGGCGTTCCGGAAGGCGGACGACGGGTACATCGACGAAGATGATAAGTTCGTTATTACCGAGGAAGGCAAGGCGTATCTCGAGGAGATGAAAGAGAAAGGAATCTTCTGATCATGGAAGCGATTTTCTATGCGTTTGTCGTCGGGTATCTGATGATCTCGGCGGTTGAAATCTGGTTTGTATGGAGGTTATGGCATGATCAGTAAAATTCTTGCAATGCTGCTGACGGCGATCCTGACGGTATCCTACGCGGCGCCGCTGATTCCGGCAACGCCGACGGACGAGTTCGCCGTATACGAAGACGGCGTGGTCGTGTGCGTTGAGCTGGATACGCCGCTGAGCGAGATCCATTACGGCAATCCGGTGGTGCTGCGATGCATTGTCGTCGGGATCGACGAGCCGTACACCATCCAGTGGCAGCACAGCGTGGACATGAACGCATGGTACGACCTGCCATGCAATGACGAGGTCTATGAGTTCATCATGGATCACGAAACAGCCGGGACCTATTATCGAGTTGTAATCAATACAAACAAGGAGTGATCGCGGTGAATCGTATCAACCGTTATGCGCTGAAGCGCCGGCACAAGCGGAAGATCAAGAAGAAGCACATGCTGAGGTACAGCGGCGGAGCTGACCAGAACCTGAAGATATTCGAGGATCGGCTGCGCCGGGATGCTGAAGAGTACGCAGATACCTGGTGGAGACGGAAGCATCCGCCGAGGAACGGCGGGTATGAATACTGGGGCGAGTGTTACCTGAGTGGCAGGCGGAAGTTCGCCAAGAAGTTCAGCGACAAGCGTATCCGGCAGAAGTACCGCCAGATGATCAGGAATCTGGATCCAGAGGATGTTACGGCGCCACGAGGGTCCGATTACGAAAAGGAGTTCGATTATGCCTGGACTATTTGGTAAGATCCGTGAGCTGAAGACAAATCGAGGAATATTTTAAGACGGAGGATGAAGAACAGGATGGCAGAGATGACAGTACAGGTCACGGAGACGATGGCGAGCTTCGTTGACTGGGCCAACGAGAAAGGCCAGGAAGAAATCATGAGACTGGTCGGCGAACGGATCGCCGAACTGAAGGACTTCGCAGAGCATTATCCGCACGGTCAGGTTGACCACGACGGATTCAAGTGGGATGATGCGCTGGAGCCGAACGACGGTGTCGAGCAGTGGAAGCACGGCGGCGACTGCAACAAGTGCAGGAAGGTGAAGTACTGCCTGACGAAGTGCAGGGCGAATAAACTGCTGAAGCAGATCACAACGCCGTATCTGTACAAGCTGTATCTGGAAGAACACCCGGAGGCTGCGGCGAAGGAAGTCAAGAACAGTATCACCCCGGAAGACGTGCTGAAGATGGTGGATGCACAATGATGAATGAGTTATTTGCATTCATCCATGATGACATCACCTGGTGCAGCGAGAAGAAGTGTCCTGTCACAGACTGCATGCGCAATCAGGCCAACAAGATCAACAAGACGGGACCTTACTCCTGCGCTGATCTGAAGGGAACCAGCATGTGCATGATGAGTTCAAACATGGATCATTGCATGGACGGATGCATCCACGCGAAGGAAACATTCGCAGGAACGGATGATCCGGACGAGGCGCTGAAGACCTTGATGGACGAATACTGCGACGACTGTATCTTTGCTTCTGCGGAGGAAGACTGATGAGGCTTGAATTGGCAACGCAGTCGACACGCAAGCAGGCATTCCGGGCAGCGTACGATTTCCTGGAGACGCACAACGAGGTTCTTGCGCACCCGGATGAGTACGCGAAGCTTGCCAGAGAGGCTGCGGCAGAATACCACAAACATCCGGAAAATCTGCTTGAGATGTATCTGTTGCTCGGAATCTGCGAATGCCTCTTCAACGTATCAGATATGGTGAGAAGAAATGACAGCAAAAGAACTACTGAAAGACCTTGAGGAATGCACTGGTCCATGCGGACGGATGTGCCTCAGCTGCCCGGAAAGTCGTTATATTTCCGAGATCCGAGAGGTGCTGGTCAAGCTGCTGGACGAGAACGAAAGACTGCGAAAAACACTGCAATCAAAGACAGGTGAAGTAGATATCCTTTAATTTGTTTGTGTTTGGGCGTTGTCGTTTAATTATAAAAGAGGGAAGGGATTTTGAGTTGGCTTTAGGGTACAGAATTACCGAGCCTTCCGGACGAGTCCGGTTTCTTCAGGCAGAGAACCACGAAGAAACTGTCGACCTCGTCAAGGCGGTATAGGACAAATGGGGACCGTACTGTGAACGCAACTGGCTGAACGACACCGGCGACCTGTTTACGCCGGAGTCAAAAGTCAAACGGCTGCTGGATTCTCTGGCGTACTACATGCTGCTCGGGTATACGGACGGCATCGAGACGGACTACCGAAGAGTGATGCACTCCAAGCGGGAGATCCCTCTGTCGAGCTGTCCGGAAAGTCTCGAACACATGATGTATGCAACGGGTGGCGGGAACGACGAGTTCGACCGCGCTGACAATGAGCGGTTTGAGTTCCTGCTGGAGCGGCTGGATCAACGGGCGCAGAAGTACGAGTTTCCGAAGAAACACCGGCGGAAGATCGAGAGCGGACAGCATAAGCGCAGGCGCCTCGGCATCCATGGCGGTGAATGGCTGACGGTCAACACGGATAACGTGTTCCGGTTCGGCGATGATATGTATGTGATCGAGGATAACGAAGCGCAGTACGCGCCGATCCATACAGACTATGGTGACTACTACGCGATGGACCTGGTTCTCGCATCTGGCGGGAAGTTCTACGATATGAACTATAACGAGGTTAAGGTTCAGAAGATCGGGAAGGTCGTCGCAAAGGAAAAGGCATCAGGGCAATAAGCCCGTGCGCGGAGATACCTGTATCATTGCGCATACCATATAAGACACTTACAGCAATGATCTGAAGTGATGGGTAATAATGATGGTTCGATCTATCTATCTTCCGTCTTGGGAGGTTAACCGTTTTTAAAGTGTCTTGATTTTTGTCCGAATTGGGGTACATGTTTTCGGACATGTACTTGCGGTGGCCGGATGCGTCTGGCTCCCGTCCTCCAAGCTGAGGGAAACAGATCCCGTCACGCCTCTGACGCAAGCGCAACCCGGCGGGACTTTCATCGGGGTATGGTGGATCGCATACACATTCGTCTCTAAAACGAACGAGAATTTTTCTCATGAGAGGTCGTTACTCTCTGCCCCGACCAAAGATACTTACAGCAACCTAATAGGATGAGATGTATCTTGAATCAATAAGACGCTAACAGCAACTACGCTACATAAATTGAAGATACAAGCAAACGCGTCTTGCAAAGGTTTTCCCAAGACCCACACAGCAAATGATCTACAGATTTCTTGTAGCGAGGGGCTACGCGCTCCCGTAAAAACGGGTCTTGTTCTTTTAAAGGTAAAGGCTGGTGAAGGGATTGAGATCGATTGAATCGCTCAATATAAAGGAAAAAGCAGAGCTGGTTCAGCAGATGCTGGACAAGAAGAACGGGGGTTGCGACATAGATTGGCGTGACATAGTCCAGGATTACGGCCTTGAGTGTAATCCGGAAACCCTCCGGAAAGCGGCGGTTGGCGTGAAGCTGGCTGAAGATGCAGGCATGCGCTTCCCGGACGACGGCGCTGGAACCCGCGACGTCATGGATGGCTATGTTGAGCGCCAAAAACTTTACGATCTTCGCAGAGAGGTTCGGAAGGATTTGCGCGAACAGTCCAGGAGTGAGCTGCTCCGGGAGATGATCCGGGACGCGATCATGCAGTTGCCGGACATTCGGATCAGCGGCGTCAGGGCCAACGACACCAAGGCGGACAAAGACCTGGTGATCGGGATCGGCGATTTCCACTACGGCGCTGACTTCACGGTGACTGGGTTGTACGGCGAAATTCTGAACCAGTACGACTCAAATACGTTCGTACGGCGAATGGAACGACTGATCTATGAAGTGAACGAAATTGTCAAAATCAACCAACCAAAACAGATCACGGTGATGATCGTCGGGGATATGCTGGACGGCATGCTCCGGACAAGCCAGATTTCACGCCTTGAGTTCGGCGTGGTCGACAGCGCGATCCGGCTGAGCGAAACACTGAGCCAGTGGCTGGCTAAGCTCGCGGAAGAAACAAAGCTTCCGATCCGGGTATACGCGGTGCGCGGCAACCATGGCGAGATCAGACCGCTGGGATCGAAGGCAGGCCAGCTCCCGGAAGAGAACATGGAGAGAATCGTGATGCATTACCTGCACGAGCGGTTCTCCTTCAATCCGTATGTGCGGATCGACGACTGCGACGCTCCGATGTCGCGGATCGTTGACGTGTGCGGTTACAAGTTTCTGCTGCTCCACGGGCAGGGCGACAGCGTCGAGAAGATCGCCCGGGATCATCAGACTTTATATAATGATAAGATTGACGTATTCATGGTCGGCCATCTGCACAAGAGCCAGACGTTCACCGCAGGGATGAACCATGCCGGGAACGTGCTGATCGAGCGGGTGCCGAGCATCTGCGGGATTGATCCTTACGCGCAGAGCAAAGGATATGGATCCCCTCCGGGCGCCACGGTGATCCTGATGGAAGAGGGTCGCGGACGCCGGTGCGTTTATCCGATCGTGTTGTAACATCAAAAGACGAACGATAACATCACGAATGTTATTGAACATAAACAGAGGTAACAGGATGGCAAAGAAAAAGGTTGCAAGCAAACTATGTGTAAGGTGCAACCGCGTCCTGCCGCTGGAAAATTTCAGTGCGAACAGGCTCTGGGCTTCCCAGCAGTATCGGGATGCCTGGTGTACTGAATGCACAAAGAACTTCTGTGTTGATAAAGAAACAGTCAAAGAGTACTGCTTTATGAACAACAGAGCGCTCAAGGATAAGGCATGGGAAGCCGCCTGCAAGAAGGCGGTGTACGACCTGAACAATAACAAGGTCTACCTGAACCCCATGACTCCTCCGGAGAAAAAGAAACAGGAAGAGGCTCTGGCACAGGCCAGGGCTTTTTTGCTGCTCAAAAACAACAACTACGCATATGAGTATGTCGAGAATATCCACGTCATGGACGTGACGCAGGAAGGCGTCGTTCATGGATTCGTGGACGACGAGAATAAGCCTTACTACGATCAGACATGGCAGGGCTGGTTCACTCCGAGCCAGGTCGAGTGGATGAACGAGAAGTATGAGCAGTATTCGGAAGACTTCGTTCTCGACAACGTCAATATGCAGGACTATACGCGCAAGGTTATCAAGGCGTCGCTGAACGCCGACCTTGCGGAAGATCGGATGCGCCGGAATCAGGGATCGCCTGATGAATACATGAAGGCGCAGAAGATCTTCGATGACCTCAGTAAGAGTTCCAACTTCGCGGCCTGCCGGAGGAAACCAGGCGAGTCGACAGGCATGGGTTCTTTGGGTGAAATCATCGTTAAGCTGGAAACGCAAGGATACTTGGATGAGAATCCGTACACATTCCCTGATGACGATATCGACAAGATTATTCGAGCGTATCAATATACATTGAAATCAATCGGGATGGAGATCCACTGATGGCATCCGCTGACCGTGCTTTGCAAATCAGGGAAATAAAAAACTACGAAGCATGGGCAAAACAAATTTGGTACTGGCGCACACACCTTGACAGGTTCATTGAAGAATACTTCAAGATCAAGCTGAAGCCGTACCAGCGGGTAGATGCCAGAATCTTCGGGCTTTACCGGAACATCGACTTTGTGAAAAACCGTGGTGCCGGTAAAACGTGGGAGATCGCGATCTTCTGTATCGCACTTGGTGTTCTGTATCCCGGCAGCATGATCGCTGTTATCTCGAGTACGGCAGAACAGGCCGTGCTGGTCGTCAAGAAAATCGAAGAAAAGTTTCTGGTGTATCCGGACGTGGTGCGTGAGCTGAATGGTTCTCGGCACAATAAGCTTGTGCAGATCAATCCGCATAAGGGTGTTTGCTGGCTGAAGTCCGGCAGTAAGATCGAAAGCTACTCGATGGGTACATTGCGTGGCAACCGCGCCAAGATCCTGATCTGCGACGAAGCGCCGGAAATTCCGAAGAATGAGCTGGACGCCGTCGCAAAGCCGATCATGAATGAGACGCGTGACATCTGTATCCAGCGCGGCATTGATGATTACGACAGCAAGATTTGCAGCATTACTTCGGCGTGTCTGAAGAATAACTACTTCTATACTTCCTTCATTAATATCCTTAAGCGTATGGCTCAGGGCGAGGGCGGATGCTTCGCTTGGGCGATGAGCTACGAGGAAGCGGTTCGTGAGGGAGTGTCGAAACAGTCATACTTCGATGATCAGCGCAAAGACATGACGACAGAGAAGTTCCAGATGGAATATGAATCCGTCTTCCTTGGAGCCGCTGAGGGTGCTGTGTTCCCATACGATCTGACGGAACGGTGCAGAACGCTGACCGATGTTGAGGTCGCGCAGCCTGCGAAATCGAACAGTGAGTATGTCATGTCGCTGGATATTGCGACTTCGAGCGCAAGCAACGCTGACAACGCGATCCTGACTACCTTCAAGCTGATCGAGCTGGATAATGGCGGATACCTTAAACCGGTTGTCCGAATTCAGTCGTTCCACGGATTGCGGAATGACGCGCTCGCCAAAGAGTTGCGGAAGAACCTCGTGCGCTTTCCGAATACGATCAAGGTTGTCGTTGACGTTCGTGGTGTGGGCGATGCGTTCCCGCAATTCCTGAATAAGCCGTGGACAGACCCGGCGACAGGAAAAGAATATCCGCCGCTTGTGCGAGACGATGAAGTGTCGATGATCGACAATGCAGTTCCGCTGATCAGGCCGTTCCAAGCAAACAATCTGCTGAACCAGCAGATGGTCAACTTTACGACAATCGCATTGGAACAGGAATCGATTCAGTTGCCGATTAACTCGCGGTACATTGTGAACAACAAGATTGCTGATCGTGACGGCGAGGAAGACGGAACAGGAAAGAAGCTTACCAAAGAAGAAAGTTCAATCTTTATCGAAGCAGATGCTTTGCAGATCGAGATGGGCAACATCGTCGGTCGGCAAGGTGCAAACGGGAATGTGTTGTTTGACTCTGCTCGTGCGAATCAAAGAAAAGACCGTTGCTCATCTTTAATGATGGGCATTCATTATATCGCCGGTCTTGAAGAAGAAAGAAAGAGAAGACTGATGAGAGGCAATGCGCCGATGGTGTATGGCATCGTCGGTTCAATAAGATAAAGAAAGGTGGTACGTAAATGGGAGAAGTAAACATTGATAATGCTTCTGCTTACGAGGACAGACCACTTGGTACCACCTATGCGGTGGCTGAATCGTTAAATGATGTAAGCGGTACGTTTTCTGATCGCAGTATCACGTATAATGGATCGCTGCAAAATCTGAATATTGATACGATCCTGAGACAGAAACAGGATCGGATTAATGATATCTATCAGCTCGCGGACTATTACGTGGACGCGGAAGAGTTGGTCGGTTCGGCAGTAAAAAAAATTTTCGTCCCATTTTCGATTTCAGACGGCTGGACGTTGACGGGCGGCACAGAAAAAACAAGAACAAAGTATTATGACTGGTTCTCTCGAATTCATTTTGAGGATAAATGGAGAAGCTGGTTCTACCAATACTATCTGTTTGCGAATGTGTATTTCAATCTGATGGAAGACAGCGATATCATTACACTGCCTCCTCATCTGTGCAGAATCACAAATGTGCTTGTTAACGGCAATCCGCTCATTGAATACAATGCGAGATCCGTTAAACAGGACTTCAAGAAGCAGGGCCAAAAAGCTCTGAAGAAGTATCTTGACGATGAAGAGCTGAATGTTCGTGTTGCCGGACTTCCCAAGGAAGTCGTTGAAGCACTGAGAACAAACAAGGAATGGGTACAGCTCGATCCGAAGACATCGTTTGTCTGGCAGGCTGCGAAACCTGAATGGAGCCGCTATGCAATGCCGATGATCGTGCAGTGCTTGAAGCCGCTCGCAAAGAAAGAAATCATATCGGCGTTCGAAAATCAGCTTCTTACATTAGCTGCCGCCGGGTTCCTTCACATCACTGTTGGCGCCCCGCCGGATGGCAATGTAGTTTCTGATAACCAAATTCTCTCTGGAATTCAGGCGTTGGCAAAGCGTGCAATGACTGCCGGCGGTGGAATTCTTACTACTAATGATCTCGTTAAGACTGAATTCATTCAGGTCGACGTTGATCATATGTGGTCGGATGACAAGTACAAAAATGTGAACGACGAGATCCTTGGCGCTCTGGGAATTAGCAGCAGCGTTACTTCTGGGAACGATGCTTCTATTTCATATGGATCGAGCCAGGTATCGACGCGCCTTGTGTCGCTTCGAATCAGTGCAGCCAGGAAGGCATTCTGCGATCTTATGAATCGCATTATACGTACTGTCAATGGATCGCCGTATGGATTGCCGAGAACGACATCCGACAAGCTCCCAACGTTTGAAATGCCGATTTGTGATCTTACCAAGGTTGCCGCATTCCAGGAGGAATGCATGAAGCTTTGGGAAAGCGGAAATATCAGCCGCAAAACAATGCTTACGGCTCATGGTATCGATATGGATATGGAATATGAGCTGAAGAAGAAGGAACGCGATAGCGGATACGACGATGTGTTTGTCAAGCCCGGGACAAATGTTTCGGACACAGACAACAATGACTCTGATGGCGATGGGAAAATCGGACGTCCGAAGATGGACGATTCTGAGCGCAACTCTCCTGAGGACAATGCTCAGACCGGAGCGCAGCCAAAGCCGTCAAACCCTGAAGGATCTGAATCTCAAGAAGAATAAAAACAATTCTGGAAATCGCCAAATGTCACCCTCATGTAATACACCTATTGGTAAAATATCATCGGAACACAATAATACTATTCGGAGGATGAAACATGAGCGCGATTGAAAAAGTAGTAGGATCCAAGAAAGAGTACAACAGAATGGTCAGTATGCTGAAGCAGGCAGAACTTCCAGTTGGTCTTCAGCATAAGGACCCGATGGAAGCCGGGATCACACTTGAAGACCTGCGAGAGTTCGCAATTCAGTTCAAGAAGGATTCCGGGATCAACATCGAATACAGGCTCGGTACGTGCGATCATTGCGAGCGGTTGCACCTGATGATGATCGTCGGCGAAGAGCCGTTTGTGGTAACTGAATAATCGGTCAACAAATCCATAAAGGCCTACGGGCCTTTTTCTTTTTGCCAATTTGTGGGACAGCGGGTTGCAAACCGTTTCGACGAACTACTCCTCGGCGATTACCACAGGTTGGATTATTATCGATAGGAGTAGACAAAATGCCAAATCATAACTTTATCGATCTTACAGGTCAGACATTTAGTTGGGCTTTCGTTGAAAGCAGGGCAGAAAATGACTCTGCCGGAAGGGCAATGTGGAATTGCTTGTGTTTGAGATGTGGAACGCACTTTGTTGCAAATGGGAAAAATCTACGGAACGGGAACACAAGATCATGTGGGTGTTATAGAAGAGACTATGCTCATGATCGTGAGTTCGAGGATCTGGTTGGTCAGAAATTTAACTCTTTATTTGTTGAGTCGTTTTCAGGACGAAACAAGTGGGGAGATAGCATGTGGGATTGCAGATGCTTGTTATGTGATAATCATACCGTGGTTTCAACAAGAGATTTAAAATCTGGTCATACAAAATCATGTGGATGTATAAGAAAAGAAAATGTGTTTAAAGCATGTGCACTTGATTTGACCGGTAGAAAATGCGGATTGCTGATACCTAAATATATTGTTGGAAGAGACAAAAACAACAATGTTTTGTGGTATTCTGACTGTGAGTGTGGCGGTAGCATTATAACGACTGCTCATATGCTTGTTAGCGGACGTGTTTCATCTTGTGGATGTTTAGTTTCAAAAAACGAAAACAGAATCAAGTTATGGTTAGAAGAAAATGATATTGATTATGAACGGCAGAAAAGGTTTGATGGATGTAAAAACGTAAGAAAGTTAATGTTTGACTTTTACGTTCCGTCGCGGAAAGCAGTTATTGAATATGATGGAGAATTCCATTATATGATTATGGCTGGACTCAATAATGATCTTGAATACCAGCAACAAAATGATGAAATTAAAAATCAATATTGTTGCGAACATGGTATCAAGATGATAAGAATCCCGTACTGGGAAAAAGACAACATAGAGACAATTCTATCGGATTGCCTCTTAAATGACGCCGAGGACGCCAACTCCTCGGACGTCGGCCTGTCTGCGTAAGACAGGCTTTTTTTAGTTGGCACAAAACATCGGTAAATAGTCGAAAGACTTTTACAAATATATAACTTCAAGTGTTTAACGCTTGTCCTCCTGCTGGTGTTAAATACGGGAAGGAATGATCGGCAATGGAGAACGAACAGAAAAAGCTTGTACTCTTGGCCGAGGATGTTTTGATTTCCGAGGAAAGCAAACTGGATCCCATATTCCTGACGGTTGACGTCAAGTTATGTGATTCGGTCGTTAACGCAAACAAGGAAGGCGTGACCGAGGCGTTTATCGCTGACGTTGTGAATCGCTCGAGCGACCACATGTGCCTGCCGTTTTACGCTGACGTAAAAAATCTACTGGCTGAAAACTATGAACAGTTAGGCCATCTCTACAACAAAGTAACCCGGAAGTTCGGAACGAACATGATCGGATCGATCTCCGAGTTTTCCAGCGACACCGATGAGAACGGAGTTGTTTCGTTGTACGGAAAGATCAAGATTCCGAAGCGGGATCGTGACATCATTTACCGTCTGGTCGATCTGTATGAGATGGGACGGTTTGCGGTCAGCGTAGAGTTGAGCTACGACCCGAGAGAAGTTGTGCTGAAGGATGGCGGAAAGTTTATTGAAGCGTCAGAGAATTCGAGCTTAACGGGTCTGTGTTTGGTGTGGAAGCCTGCATGTGCTGATGCTTATGCGCTGGACATGGTGGCGGAAGCCGCCGATGATTCCGAGGAAATCGTTGCTGAAAGCGAAGAGCTTACAAGTGAACGAGGTGAGGAAAACTCTATGGAAAAGGAAAAGAACCTGACTGCTGAAGTCGAAGAGCAGGAAGTCGAGCAGACCGAAGCTGTAGCTGAAGAGAATACTGAGGCTGTTGCTGAAGAGCAGACTGAAGCTGTGGCTGAAGCGAAAAAAACCGTTGCTGAAGAAGAGACGGTTACAGCGGAAGATACTGAGAACAAGGAAGAGGATCCTGAAGAAGAGGACGGCGAGGAAGACAAAGAGGAAACCGTTGCTGAACAGCAGGAAGCCAATGCTGAAGTTCTGGAGCATTCCGTTGACACTCACGAGAGTGTTGAACAGTGGTGTCCGGATTGTCCGCCCGTCCATGTGATCGAGTATCACGAGCGGATTATCGAAACCATGGAAGATGCTGGCGCTCTGATCGCGGAGCTGGATAAGCAGATCGCTGAACTGACCGAAATTAAAGGGAAGTATGACACGATCATTGCTGAAGCTGAAGCGAAAGCACTGGCAGAAAAGCATGAGAAGGCAAAGGTTTTTGCTGAGAAGCAGGGGCTGGATGTCAACGAAACTGCTGTAGCCGAGGCTATTGAAGCGCTCGACTACGCGAAGATTGCTGAACTGACGATGGCTCAGATGCAGGAAGAAGAACCTGCAAAAGAGGAAGCTGCCCCGGCGATTACGCTGGCGAGTTTTGTCGAGCTGGATGTCAGCGAAGATAAATACGGCGGACTTCTTGGTCCCCGGAGTAAATAATTTGGAGGTACAAAGCTTATGGCTGGATATTTTCAGAAGCTGGACGGACGCGTTTATGAAGGCGCTTACAAAGCCGGAGAACAGCTTGAAAACGGCGTATTTGCCGAAATCACTTCCAATGGCGTGAAAAAGATCACCGCTGCCGGTGATGCTGAATTCCGCGTGGAAGAGAAAACGTCCCTGTGGGGGCTGCCTGCGGTTCGCCTGACCTGTGTGAATCCTGGCACAAAGGAAATCTATTTTATCGAGAACGAGATCGAAAATTATGGTGACAAGGGTGACTTCAATGACGCCGAATACAGCGTCCCTGCTGGTCACTATGTCAAGATGCGTCGTCCCGTGATCAACGATCAGCTGATCATGAGCGTTGACGCTACTACTTTTGCCGCCCTGACTGAGGGCGCGACCGTGAGTCCCGCTGCCGGCGGCTCTATTGCTTGATGAGAGGTGAAAAGTAATGGCTATCGAAATTAAGAAAGATTCTCAGATCGTAGAGATCGCCACTGCTGCTGCTCGTCATGAGAGACTCGACAGCAACGTGGTCGAAAATGCGAACCAGCTGATCAAGGACCTGGCGTCCGATCCGAATCCGCATAACAAGTATCAGATTGCCCAGCTCGTGAAGTTCGCCGTGAACGATATCGTGAAGCGCGACACCAACTGGCTGGACCTGATCGCTGACACCAAGCGCGTTGGCTTCGGCGACAAGGCCGAGTTCGACGTGAAGCTGCCCGGAGTGAAGGCCTTCATTCAGGCCAAGGGCGCTACCACTCCCCGGACGAAGAACAGCCGCAAGGCGTTCACCATGGAGACCATCAGCATTTCTGCCCGTCCGTTCATCAACGTCGTTGAACTTCAGAACGGTCTGGTAAATGCCGCTGAGATTATCTCCGATGCCTCGTACCAAATGGAGGTGGGTCTTAACCGGTACGTTGAAGACGTTCTGAAGCAGGCTGCTCCGAACTGGACTCCCAAGTACTACGGCACCGGCACAGGCATCGTCAAGGCGACGTTCGATCCCATGGTTATCCACTGGGCGCGGACGACCGGCGGCGCCGCGATCCTGGGCGACATCGAAGCCCTGAACAAGCTGGGTCTGCTGACCGGCTTTGTGGCTACCACGAACACCAATACTCAGTGGTCCAACGAGATCATCACTGAGACGAACCAGAGCATCTATCCCGGCACCTACCTGGGCGCGAAGACCGTCGGTCTGGTGAATCCCTTCATGGAAGATGGTACGGATGATGTTGTGTTCGACACCGACAAGCTGTACATCCTGCCGGCTGGCGTGGATGCGAGCATGCGGCCTCTGAAGGTCGTGTTCGAAGGCGACGTGTTCTCCACGGAAGCGACGAACATCGACGATCTGAGCTGGGAGATCCGGCTGGATCAGTACTTCAACGCAGGTATCGCTTACGGCGATCGTCCCTACATGGGCGTGTACGTCATTCAGTAATGACCAAACTACGGAGGTGGAGTTTCCCGAGAGGAGACTCCACCTCTTTTTTAAATTGAAAGGAAAAAGGGAAAATGAAAAAAGAGAGAATGAGACTGCGGAATCCGCAGAAATTCAACGTCGGCATCGTGACGCTGGACAACCCTGTCGGGATGAACATTGCGCCCGGTGCATTCACGGTCGTCAGTCAGGACGACATCGATTTCATCATGGGAACCAGCACACTGCTTCAGAAGGGCGTTCTCCGGGTTGAGGGCGAGGAAGCCGAAGAAGTGATGGAAACTCTGGGTGTGGTAACAGAAAACAACGCTAATTTCATGAGCGATGAAGATATCAAAAAGAAACTGTCCGGAAATGCGAACCAGCTGAAGAAGTGGCTGGATACCACCGAGGCCGAGCCGTATGTTCTGCATCGGATCGCGGAGATCGCCAGCGAGATGAACCTGAGCATGAACAAGGTTCAGGTGCTGAAGGATCGGATTCCGGACTTTGAATTCATTAAGTAAAGAAGGGCGGTGACTTCCGATGACGGACATTGTGGAACTTGCGCAGCGGTTGCACTGGAAGATCAACAGCCAGCGGACGCCATATGAAGTCCACTGGATCGACCAGGTCCACTGGATCGCGGAAGCCATCAGGAAATTCTATGTCATCAGCGGAAGGGCGATGCAGTTCTCGGAGGATATGTTTGAGTATGACGAGAGCGGCCATGAGACAAGCTTCAGCGGAGACCTGCTGGCGGACGAGCGCGAGTGGGTGCTGCTGGAGGCGCAGATCGAGTTTTACAAGTGGGTACAGGCGAGCCACGACGACATGGTGAGCTACACGACAGACGCAATGAGCGTGACACACGGGAATAAACCGTATGAACACATCGGCGCCACGATCGACAGGCTTGAAGGCGAGCGCAACCGTATCTGGTACGCGATGACCCGCTACAACCAGATTGGGGTGAGCGGCTGATGAACGAGACGAGGACACTGGGCGTGAAGGTCGTGTACCGGAACAAGGAAATGGAGCCGGTGTACACCAAGACCTATTCGCTGAAGGAATACACGGACATGCTGCGGACAGACCTGCTGAGGCTGGTCACGGACGTGGAGGACCTGTGCTATGCGGCGAACGGGAACAAGGACAAGGAAGAATGGACTGACGAAACGTTCGCGGCGTTCAACAAGATCAAGCATAAGCTGCTGGACAAGGCCGGGGATATCGGCAGACTGCCGGAGAACATCACCGAGCTGACGACAGAATCACTGAGCAACTTTGTGGCAAGAATCCTGAACGAAGGGAGCTGAGGCGAATGGCGAGAGTCGTTTGGGACCGGGTGGCCGACGTGAAGGCGTCGAAGGAAGACGAGATTATCCGGTATCAGCCCAGAGGAAGCTATGAAGATTTCAAGCCGCCGTCCCAGATTGAAAGCGACTTCACGCGGCTGCTGCAACACGACGTGCCTCATGTGAACTGGACATTCGAGCTGATCCACAACTGGTATTACACGAGTACGCAGACAGATGAGTCGCTTGCGGAGCTGACGGAGCGTGAGCTGAAGGAGATGTATGGGCGCGGGACGCGGATTATCCGGATACACGAGGTGACGGATGAGGACGAGTTCACGAAGTACTACGCGCTGTCGCCAAACGGAAGCTACGAGGAGACGGAAGGCTACAAACCGGAATACATCCGTGGTCAGCAGACAAGTATCGACTGGAAGTCAAAGATCGGTAACTCTGATATGAGTACGAACTTCAAGACTGACTACACTCACGCGGTGCAGAAGGGTGACTACGTGGTGCGCGAAGACGGCGCCCTGTATATGCTGAACTGGAACATTACGCTGCATGCGAACAACCAGGCAACACAGAGCGTGGAGTGCAACGCGGTGGTGGATATCACGCGGGAAGTGCCGGATGTCGTTGACGAGAAGGGATACCTGATCGAGGAAGGCGGACGGAGAGCAATCTGCCCGGGACTGCCGATCAGCCACAGCGAGTATGCCGGACGACCGGACTACAGCGGAGCAAGCATGCAGGCAGGTATGCATCCTGACCACCTGATCAGCGTGTACTGTCAGTGGAACCAGGCGACGAGGAAGATCCGGCTGGACGATGAGTTCGTACTGGGCGACTTCACGTACAGGGTGATGAACATCTCGCTGGCGGAGGTTCAGATCGACAAGGACTACGGGATCCTGACGATCAACGCGAAGAGGGTTGCCGGCGGGAGCGTGAACGGCGATGGCTAATGACTTCATTCCAAATCGTCTGTCGTTCGATGTGGCTGGATGTATGGCGTTGATCAAAAACATCTATGGCCTGTATCTGGATGATCTGTCTGCAAAGCTTGTTGAGATCGTGCAGTATGAGATCATGAAGAACGGTAATGGTTCAAAGATCATGAGGTTGTCTGCTGCGAGCGAGGTTAAAGAAACCAGACGGGAGATCACCGACGAGATGATTATTCTTGAGGCTGGAATTGATCTTGACGCACTCAAAGGATCTGAACCCATTTTTGTCAGGGTTTCAGTCGTGCTGCACGGCAACCAGGCTGGAGGGCCACTGAAGAGTAAGCCAGGACAGGATACGTGGACAAAGCATGTCGGATATAAACGGCTGAGTCCTGCTAAAACAGTCTTTGATTTGCCGGATGGATTCAATCAGGATGATGTAAGCGAACAGATCGAAACTGAAGTATCAAAACAAATCTCGGAAAACGCGAGCAAGCAGATTGACAAATACGCAAAGACTTTTGCGGACAACGTGCGTCAGGCGCTGAACGCAATTGACTGGTCCGCGTTTGTGAAAGTGAGTTGATAAGGATGGCGGTAGCTGATCGGTATGTCGAGAAAGAACGGACATGGAATGACAACTGGAACAACGTCATCCGCAACGTGCTGTTCATGGACGAGAAGTTGCTGAACCTGATGCTGGTCCCGAAGGGGACGGAGATCACAAGGTTTCAGGATAAGTACTTCATCCGGGACGGATCCACGGATGAGCTGCTGACGAACGAGAAAGTTCGTATCGTGTGGCATGATGAGAAGATGAGCCGTGGCATGGGAAGTAACCATGTGTTCGGGCATTTCAAGACGTTTGATATTTACGTAAGCGAGGATGTGGAACATACAGCCACGAAGGATCGCTTACAGAGTCGGCAGGTGCTGATTGCTGAGCGGATCAAGTATCTGCTGCTGAGACAGAAGAATTGTCAGAATCTTCATTTTGAATATGAGGATGAATACGATGCCTGGACCAAGACCGTTGGTTATAAACTGTATAAACTGACATTCTTCTTTATCACAACTGTATAAAGACGGAGATCGTGAACTTCGGTTCACGTTTTTCTATATCACAACGATATAACTCGCTGTGCCGTTTCAGGAGGACGGGATAGGGAGGACATATCAAAAGAACTATACAAGGAGGAAAACGCTATATGCTTTATATCGAGAAATATGATGCGTATATGGCTGATGTCCCGGAGATCGAGTTTGTGCGCTGTGACGGTACAATGTTTGCGTATGACGAACTGACTTCTGCGAGCATGACTGCCGGTCATAACATGATCACGATCACCGGCGGACAGGGGAACTTCCCGCTGGCGTACATCGATACTGACTCCACGCTGGAGTTCCAGTTCGAATCTGCCCAGTTCAAACTCGACATGTTCGAGATGGCTAATGCTGCCAAGCAGGAAGACGGCGACTGCGGTGTGTTTGAGAGCAACCGCTACGATGTCGAACAGGGTCTGAAGATTACTCTTCCTTTCGAGACCAAAGCGAAGTCTGTAAAGATTCGTGGACTGGAAGAGGGCGAGAATGCAGAGGCTGGTAAGTTCAAGGTTGAGATCACTGCTGCCGCTGCTTCTACCGCTGGCAAGACTGAAATCACCTTCTACGAAGGCGATGTGACTGTTGGTCAGACAATCCGTGTTGGCTATCAGCGTCGTGCTGTTGACGCTTCCAAGGTTTCCGTGAAGAGTACTTCTACCACGGCAAAAGGGGAGCTGTATGCTCATTGGCCGCTATATTCGGATGGAACCTCGTGTACGGACGCGGCAGTGAAAGCATGGCTGCATCTGCACATCTATCGTGTGCGCGTGACTGCCCTGCCTGGATTTAGTAATAGCTATAAAACAGGTGCAACACAAGGTGTCACATTTGCGGCTATGAACCCGAAACGTGCGGACAAAAAGATGTACGACCTGGTTTACGAACCGACCGACAGCAATGGTGACATTGTTAACAAGAGCGGAAACGCAGTTGTCTGGGACTAATTACAACTGAATAACACATCTGCCTGAGGAAGGCGGATAAGGATGAATAGAGGAAAGGATGGGGATGCTATCATATATGATAACATCCCCACTTTCTTTTTTGGGAGGAATGAAGGAAATGCCAAGGACAAAGGCTGTGCCGTCTGCAAAGCAGGCGGTAAAGGAAGTACCCGAGGTGGATATTCAGGAAAAGAAACTACCCGAGGCGGGTACCACAACGAAGGAGATGCCGCAAATCGGGTCTCCGGAGAACACGATCAGGATTGGCGACGAGCTGGTCGAGATCAAACCGATGAAACTGAAATATCAGCGCAACAGAACAGGGGTGTTCTATCATGTGCTTGAACTATATCCGCTGCCGGACATCCTGGCGATGGGCGAGAAATCGTTCGGCGACGGCAGGGACGGCGACAAGGCGTTGCTGGACTGGCTGGTGGCGGCGACCGACCGGGAGGAACTGGTGCGGGAGAACTACAATGAAATGGACACTGACACGATCTACAGGATCCTGGAGATTTTCAAGAGAGTCAACAAGATTAAGGAACGCGAGGAAAAGCTAAAAAACGCGGAGACTCCGAGGGAGGATTAACGCTCGAGCGGGGCGTGGCGCTGATAGCGACTCACCTCGGAGTGGTGGACGAAGATCAGATCAACAACATGAGCTATCTCTTTTTTGAAGACGTGCTGGAGGAGCTGGGGCATAAGCTGAGCTACGACGCGATCGTGAACTATGCCGGCAACAGCTTCGTGGAGAAGAGCTGGGATATGATCCTGGAGAGCAACCCGATGACGATGGGCGACGGGAAGCACCTGAGCAGCAAGAAGCAGAATGAGATGGCGGCGTTCTTCGGGAATGCAAGGATCGTTGAGCCTGGGAGTAAAGACATCCCGAGGCCCAAGCAGAAAGGATAAAGGAATATATAATATGAAGAAACAGAAGATTGAGTTCGAAAAATACAAAGACAAATACGAGATCGCGCAGGTGCGCGGAAAAGATGACGTGACCATCAACGTGCGGACGCATATACCGTACGCGGACAAGATCCAGATGGCGCGGGAGATCATCGAGCAGTGCGTGATGACGCATGACGACTCCATCTGCTACGAAGGGTTCATGACGGAAGCGATCCAGATGCTGAAGATTCTGGAGTATTATACGGACGTTGATACGGAAGGCGTCGAGCCGGAAGAGGCGGCCGACTTCCTGATCAACAACGAGCTTTACGGCGAGATCAGCGAGACGATCCGGAACGACTGGCGGGAATTCCTGAGCGTGTTCTACCGGATGCTGAACAGCGTAATGGAAGGATATAAAGACGACCGTGGGCTGACGAAGGCGATCCGGACGAGCTTCGGGTTCCTGTTTAATGGCGAGGACATCACGGAATCGCTGGCGAAGGCGGAGGCGACGAAGGATACGATGTACAAGGCGCTTGGCGCCCTGAACGAGAAAGAGCTGGAAGAGAAGGAAAAGTTGAACAACGGGAAGCTGATGATCGGCGATAACATCATCAATTTCGCGAAGAAGAGGGAGTAACGTGAGCCGCCATGGTCGGCGGACTTTTGTTATGAAGGGGTGAGAACATGGCGGATAAAAGCATTGGTAAGCTTACACTTGATATATCCGAGGTCGAGAAAAAGATATCAGAAGTCAATAAGTTTCTTGGACAGATCGGAGCGAACGTCAACCTTGAGGATAAGCTCAGTAAGAAGATCAGCGCTGCGCTGAAGCAGCTGGTTGACGAGGCGAAGAAGGCCGGAGAGGAAGCAAGCAAGGCGATGGCTGCCGGCGCCGGCGGGACAAAAAGTGTTACCAAAGAAGTTAACGACGCGATCAAACTATACGAAAAGTTCTACAATACGGTTGGCAAGATGCGCGATATGGAGGCGTCCGGCAGAGCTGGCTCGTCTTCGTATGCGAGAGCAAGAGTAGAAGCTGAACAATATCTGGCGAAGATCAATCAGCTGACCGACGCGATCAAGCAACAGGCAGAAGCAGACGAAAGAGTCAAGAACGCAAAGAAGGTTTATGACGCCGTCGAGCTTGCTAATATCGATAAGGTTATTGCCAAGAATGAGCAGGCGGCAGAAAAGAAAGCTGCCGCCGAGGAAAAGGCTGCCGCAAGGGCTGTTGCGGCACATGAAAAAGAAGAAGCGGCGTACAACAAGATCTGGCAACAGGCGGAAAAGCAACAGAATAAAGACAGGACTGCCGCACTGAAGGCGGAGGAGCAGGAAGTTAATAACCTGGTCGCTTTGTATCAGAAGTACTATGAGCTGGAGTCCAACAAGATCAAGGCTGTGAACAGCGGCGATCTTGAGAACGCCGACATGTACAGGTCGAGGGCGCAGGCTATCTGGGAAGAGATCGAAGCGATCGAGGCAGATAACTCGAAGCTTGCTGAGCTTGCCGGTGCGACCAAGGAGGTTACAGACGCTGTTCAGAAGTGGCAGGCGGCGGCGAATGCCGGGCAGGTTAAGTCAGACAGTATCATCAACAAGCAGGAGATCGAGAATACCAAGCAGGCGCTGGACAGCCTGATCCAGAAGTATCAGGAATACTATGCGATGGAGTCGCAGAAGATCAACGCTGTTCACAAGGGCGACATCGAAAGTGCTGATATCTATCGCGAGAGAGCCAAGGCGCTCTGGGAAGAGATCGAAGCGATCGAGGCTGCAAATCCGAAATTGGCAGAATTGGCGTCGGAGAGCGACAAGGTCAACAAAGCTGTTCAGCAATGGCAGATGACCGCAAAACAGGGCGAAGTCAACGCTGAGAAGATGTTCGGCTTGCAGGGGATCGGCAATGCCAAGCAAAAATACTTCGAGCTGACGGATGCGATTCGGAACTACCAGGCAGCAAGCAAAGAAGGCAATGCTGATGATATGGCTATGTGGCAGGCAAAGATTTCTGCGATCATGCAAGAAGTTGGCGCAATTCAGCAGGCCGTGCAGGAAAGCAACCTTGAATCGAGTGTCAAGCAACAAATTCTAAATATTATCCAGCAGTGTACGACAGCTGAGCATCAGCATAACGCTGCGATCAACCAGTCTGCGAAGTCATCCAGCGAACTTGAAAGCCAGATGACAAGTCTGCTGACGCGGATGTTCAGCCTTATGGCTGTGATCCGGACGATCAAGAGTCTGATCCAGAATACGGTTGATTATGTGTCTGAGTACTACGATAAGATGAACGAGATCCAGATCATCACGCAGAAGACAGACGCAGAGGTTGCTGAGCTTGGTGATACGTATCGCAGCCTTGCCGAGCAGATGAGTGTATCTTCTATGGAGATGGCGGACGCGGCGATTTACTTCACACGTCAAGGTCTTGGCGCGGAAGAGATCGAGAAGAGACTGAAGAACGTGACCATGTACGCGAAGACGGCGAACGTCGAGTTCCAGTCTGCGTCTGAAATCATCACGTCAGTGGTTAACTCCATGGGACTGGTCGAGCAGGAAGCGGAAGACGGACGGAATGCGACACAGCGCGTGGCAGACGTGTTCCTGAAGATCGGCGACAACGCCGCTACGAGCGGTCAGGAAATCGGCGAAGCGATGCAGAAGGCCGCTGCTTCCGCAGGTGCGTTCGGCGTATCGATGGAGTGGCTGGCGAGCTATATTGCAACCGTATCTGAGACGACCCGTCAGGAAGCACGGACAATTGGTACTGCGTTCAACACGATTATCGCTCGGTTGCACCAGATCAAACAAAGCGGGTACAACAGCGAAGACGAGACGAAGGTTAACGATATCGCGAAAGCTTTGTCCAAGGTTGACATCGTGCTGATGGACCAGGCTGGTAACTGGCGTGACATGGAAGACATCCTTGTCGATTTGGCAGGCAAGTGGGGAGACCTGGACGGCAAAACAAAATCATATATCGCAACAACAATGGCTGGCGTCAAACAGCAGAACGTATTCCTGGCGCTGATGAACGACATGAGTAAGGGCGCCGAGAACGGGAGCCGTGCTTTCGAGCTGTATAACCTTGCAATGGATTCAGCCGGGACGGCATCCGAGAAGTACGCAACATGGACTGACAGCGTAACGGCTGCGCAGGAACGTCTGACAGTTGCGCAGGAGAAGTTCTACTCGCTGCTGGATGCGAGCGTGATCAAGGGCTGGTATAACGGGCTGGCTGACTTTGTGAATATGATCAACGCAGGTTCCGAAGCGATGAATGGATGGAATATAGCTATTCCTGCCATTATTGCCGGTATAACTGCTCTTGTTGCTATTGTTAAAAACTTTGCGGCAATATCTTCGGCGTTGCTTGCGCATCCTGTTATTGCGACTATTGCTGCTATTTCCGTTGCGGTTGTAGGATTAACAACGGTTATCAGCGGTATTGCAGCAGAGGTCGGAAGTGCGAAGCAGCGTTTTGACGAAGCGAATCAGGCACTATCGGAAAGCAGAGACAGAATACAACAGCTCACTGCGGCTCAAGGACAGGTAGACAATATCTTTGGAAATCTTGGCGAAGATGCCAGAATGACAGCAGAGGATCTTGAAAAGTACAACACCAATCTCGATCAAATTGCCAAGATATCTCCTAACGCGAAACAGATCGTAGACGAACTCAGAAATGGGTTCATCAACCAGTCCGAAGCGGCAGCGATGCTGAACGAAGAGCTTGAACGGCTGGTTGAGAATGAAAAGAAGTACAGCGAACTGCAACTTCTCAAGAAGTATGCAAACTGGACTCCAGGCGATACGTCCAGCGATTCCATGCTGTATTATATGCAAACGTCGTGGACTGACTGGGCGTCCCAATATAGTCAGATGGATAACTGGTCGGCTGCTGACAAATTTGCTTATAACCTGAAACAAAACTGGATGGACACAAGCAGCGTCAGAAAAATGCCAGAGGAAGTCAAGAAACTGATCGACGAAACCAGAAAGAGTTTACGTGACAGCGACATGACAGAAGACGAGCAATGGGGAATTATCGGCCAAATGGTCTGGCAGGAGTTTGTCGGATCTGACTCATATTCTCTTGCGGATGCGCTGAAGGAAAAAGCGAAGAGCGTTGTTAACGAAGTTGTGAATACCTTGGGCGCCAATCTCGACGGCACGGAAATAAAGGCGCTTCAGCGTCAGTTGATGAATTTGCTTATTGGTCCTGACGGCGAAATGAGCGAAGAAGAGTACAAAGATATCGGAAACAAGATTGCCAGATTTATGTCTGATGTCATGAATGACGGGATCAAGTTTTCAGATATCGATATGTCAGAGGCTATTATTGATTCCATGTTCTCTGATGGCAGAGCTTCCGGTATTTTCGAAGAACAAGGAGAAGCATTCTCAAGCAGTTTCCTGAAAGGGTATAGGAAAGCAATTGCTGCTGGATTCTCTGATTCTGATATTGCAAGAATATTCGAAGAGTCCGGACTTCCGACGATGGAACTGGATCGTATTGGCGAAATCGTTACAGAACATTTACAGCAGTCAATTGCGGATGCATTAGGTTCAGAAGATTGGCTGTCTTTGCTTGACTGGAATGAGAAGTGGGACGATCTCGATCTTTCAACGCTGAAGCTTGTTCGGGATTGCATGGACCTCGGAATCGAGATTGAAGATATAGACGAGCTTCTTGCGGATTCAAATTCTCCTCAGGAGTTTGCTGAAAAGTTGAAACATATTGGGGAAGAAGCTGGACTTGCCAAAGAAGAAGTTGATGACACAACAGATTCTATTACTGATCTTGCGAAAGAAATCAAGACAAGCGTAACTGAGATTGACAAGATCAACGAAGTATTGGAAAAACTGAACAACGGTGAGGACGTAAGCCTGAGCGACATGCTTGATCTTGCGTCTGCGCATCCTGAAATCCTCGGAGCTATCAACGACCTTGATGCGTTGAAGAAGAAGCTGGATGAGGTACGTGGCGCAACACAGCAAGGTGTATGGAACGACACATACAACATGCTGCTGGATAACTCCGACGTAATGAAGAATAGTCCGTTTGCAGACATGATGACCGATAATGTCACAACATTACGGGAATATCTGAAATCTCTCGAAGAGGGGTCCGCTGCATACGAACAGCTGTCAACGTATCTGGAACTGGCAACGACAAACTTCCTTGCTGCGGCTGGAATTCTTGACAAGATTAACCCTGATAAGATCAAGGAAATTCAGAATGCTTTGTTCTCCGGAAGTAATGTTGATTTGAACAACAGACCGACGGTAGATGCAAGCAAGCTGGCAGCAGCCGGATGGGGAGATGTGGGAAGCGGAATCGCGACTGTATTCTCGAACTCTTATAGCGCAGGCAAAGAAGGTATTAAGTGGAATCAGGATGTTATTGTCAGCGTAACACCAATCCTTGAAAACGGAGAAGTTATGAGTCCTGAAGCGCTTGATGCTTATATGGACGAACTGTTCGCAAAGAGTGGGAATATCGACGAGCTGAAGGCAAACGACGATAAAGGCCTGATCATTGATGTGACGGCGCTTGCTGACGGGGAATCATTTGATGATGCAGAAGCAAGGGTTTCACAACTTATGGAATTGCTGCATCAGTTGCAGGAATTATTATATGGCACTCCACCCGAAGAACAGTCATGGCTTGAAAAACAGGCGGCGGCAGCGGCTGAAGCAGCAGAACAGTCATGGGCAGAGAGCAACAATTTTGTTGGTCAGATTTCTGAATTGCAGGGTGCGATGGAAAGCGGCATTGCTGCTGCGATGGAGGTCTGGGATGGATATACAGACCAGATGAAAGAGGCCATAGCAAAGGAATATCCTGAACTTATTCAGGCGATGGCGGAAGTCGAAAAGCAACTGAAGGAAGACAGCACTGCGACAGAGATTGAAACGAAAGCCCAGAAAGATCTGAACAAGGCGCTTGATAACGCATCGAAATATGCTAAGGCAACGAATTTCCAGAACACCTACAAAGCTATTAAACAACTGCGTGAAGGAACAATAAGTGCCACTCAAGCTTATGAGACATGGAATAGCGAACTTGATAAGGTTAGGAAGGCCAACGAGGACATTATCGATGTCGAGGCAAAGATGGCTAAAGGGACGCAAGCTTCAGTTAATGATGTTAAGAATCTTGCTGATGTACTTGGCTTGTCTGCGGATGAGATTATTGCAAACTGGCCTGAAGCCGTGGCAATGTTTGACGAGCTTACAGGTGAAGCCGGCGAACTGATCGATGTATTCAATGCACTGAACGAGGCGGCATTCATCAAGATTACTGGTACAAGCGAAGCTGACTTCAGCAACATCCAGAACGGCTTGATTTCTACGAAGAACATGGCTGATGATGTTATCGATGCGCTGATCAGAACTGGACAATGGAAGGTCGAGACTATTCCGTTGAACACCGAAGCATGGGTGCAGCAGGAAGGCGGAGGCTGGCAACTCGAACACCTGACCGGTATGCAGCAAATCCTGAAGCCTGCCGGCAACAACCCTCTCGGAAGAGGATCCGGAAGAGATACCGACACCGGAGGCGGTGGCGGAGGCGGAGGAGGTGGCGGCGGCGGTAAAACCCAGAGCGGGAAGAGCGACGTCGACAAACTCCTCGACCGGATGAAGAGTACGGACGAGACGCACGACTACACGATGAAATTCCTGGAGGCGCAGAAGGAATACTTCGAGACGCAGGGACTGATCCAGGGCGTCATCAAGACGCTGGAGATGGAGCGGCAGGAATACCACAAGCAGGAAAAGGTCATCGAGAAGCACATCAAGCAGATCGAGAAACTGCTGAAGACAAAGCGGAAGCAACTCAAGTCCACGCAGGAAGGCACCGAGGAATACACAAAGCTGAAGAAGGAAATTGCCCAGCTGGAAGGCGAGCTGAGCAACTACGAGACGGAACTGCTGAAGACGAAGACCGCTGAAGAGCAGGCAGCGAAAGCAGCCGAGGAGCAGCGAAAGAAAGTACGGCAGATGGAAGCCGACATCCAGAACCTGATCTACAAGGCGATCCAGGACCGGGAGCAGAAGCGGAAGAGCATGCTGAGCGCAGAGATCCAGATGGAGACCAAGGTACTGGAGATCATCAAGAAGCGGTACGAGGTCGAGCGGGACGAGATTCTGGCGGCGACGGAAGCGCGGATCAGCGCGTTGCAGGAGGAGAAAGACCTGCTGAGCGAACAGCTGGAAATCCGCAAGCAGATGGAGGAAAAGGAAGACAAGGCCGCGAAGCTGTCGCAGCTTGAGGCGCAGTATCAGCGGATCGTTGCCGACCCGACGCGGAAGAAGGACGCGCAGAAAATCAAAGACCAGATCGACGACCTGCGGAAGGAAATCGCCTGGGATACCGCCGAGGAAGAAGTCAAGGCGCAGCAGGATTCCATCGACCAGCAGATCACGAGCCTGGAAGACTACAAGACCTACATCAACGAATACTACGAAGACCTGTTCAACAACCCGAAGAAGCTCATCGAAGAGATGGAAGAGATCATGAAGATGAGCGACGAGGAGATCATCGAGTGGCTGAAGCAGAACGACGAGGAATACAAGAACGCCTCGGAGGCGGCGAAGAAGCAGATGATCGAGAGCTGGGAGGATACGCTGCTGGAGAGTGCCGGCAAGACGCGGGACTACTGGAACGAAGTGTATTCAATCATGGAGCAGGGCGACGACGCGATCATCGAATTCCTGAAGGAACACAGCGCGGAGTACGCGGCGGCAGGCAAAGCCCAGGCGGAAGCGTATGTGGACGAATGGAAGCAGCAGCTGGAGGACCTGAAGAAAGCATTGCAGGACGCGCAGCCTGATGAGCCGACACCGGTATCGCCGACACCGACGGACGACACCGGAGATACCGGAGGATCCGGCGGGGGCGGCGGTGGAGGCGGAGGCGGAGGAAAGACTCCGAAGACACCGACCACCAAGTTTGGCTACTGGTTTGCGGACAGAAACGTGAACCGGAAGTACGACTCCGGCAAGGTGTACGACACAAGCGCAGCCGCGCTGACAGCCGGTACAGCCAAGCGGGACAATGTTGTCGCGGGCTACCGAGACAAGGGCGAGTACGACAAGATCGCGAACATCGGCGCCATCGCAACCTACCTGAAGGGCGGACTTGCGAGCAAGACCGGACTGGCATGGCTGGACGGAACGCAGCAGGATCCTGAGCGGGTTCTGAGTCCTTACCAGACAAAGCTGTTCGAAACGATGGTGACAGCGCTGGAGCGGATCAGCACGGTATCGGTCACCAGCATGCCAAACTACGGGAACGTGCAGACAGCAAACAGCGGAGGCGGGGACGTCAACGTTGGCGACATCATCGTGAACGTAGACAACCTGGATACGGACGACGACTACGAGACGATGGCCGAGAAGGTCAGCGACATCCTGATGGAGCGGATCGGACGGACTGCCGTGGTCGGCGGACTGAGGATCAACGCAACATAAGACCAACGGAGGGACGGGCAACACCGCCCCTCCTCTTTTATGGCGGTGAAGAAAAATGACAGTAATAGATTTTAACTATACGGAAGACCAAATTATCTATGACGCCAGTACGGCGACGATTGAAATAGTAGACAACAACCCGGATGAATACGAAGGCGATTACAGAGGCGTGGAGAACGGGTTTATCTATAACGGCACGGCAAGCAGCGTATTCCATGTGGAATGCCTGCAAGACGCGGCGGCGAAGTGGTTCGAGGGTCCTGACTTCGACGTGTACGACGCGACGGTGGCATACGGCAACGGAGGGATCCTGTACGGCAAGTCCGTGAAGCCGAGAGTGCTGAAGCTGTCGTGCTACTACGAGGAGATCACGAACGAGCAGCGGGAGCAGATCAGGCGATGGCTGCACCGGAACACGAGCGGGAAGCTGCTGTTCATGGACAAGCCGTTTGTATACTGGAACGTGACGCCGACGAACGTGATCCCGGGGAAGAAATACCTGGATACGGCTGGACTGTACAGCGGGACATTCGAGATCGAGTTCACGGCGTATAACCCGTTCGGCTACCTGACGCGGCTTGCGAACAGCGGATCGGAGGACGACGACGCAAACGATTACTGTGACCTGATCCACGAGAATGACATGCCGACGCGGCCTTCGGTGCGCAGCACGACATTCAACGTATACAACCCGGGGCGGGAGGTGTGCGGCCTGTCGATCACGCTGAGCGGAACGGTCGATCACGCGATCGAGTTCCTGAACACGACGAACAAGACAAGGTGCATCCTCCAGCAGTTGCCGGCGAACAACCTGATGCTGGAGATCAACGGCGACAACGGCACGATCAAGACATACGTGCGGGGCGACAGGGCGAACGCAGACCTGGGGTACGCGTACCACGACAGGGGATACATCGCGCTGGACCCGGGGATGAACACGATCACGATCATGGAGCAGACGGACGGCGGAAGCTGGAACATCCCGCGAACGCTGAACCTGACAAGCATCGAAATTGACTACGCGCCGAGGATTCTGTAAAGGAATGGAGGTGAAGGCGGCATATGGAAGACATTTCCAATATCGGCGTATATGACTACGGGCGACGAAAAATGTGCGACCTGTACGACTCGCAGGTAAAGCTGGTCGGGCAGGCGTATAACATTGACTTCATCGAGAACAAAGACGGCGTGAACACGCTGACATTCTGCATCCCGTACATGACGGGCGAGGAAGAGAACGTGCGCTGGCAGTTTATGAAGAACGAATACCTGATCCGCCTGTACCGGAACGGGAAGGAACCTGAGTGGTTTGTGGCCAACAAGCCGGTAAAGAAGAAGGCGAAGGACGGCATCGTCGGGACGGTGAGCTGCAACGGGACACCGATCCTGCTGAAGACGAAGAATATCTACCAGGAGTTCGACGACGAGAACGGCATCGGGACGATCCGGTACGTGATGGAGCAAATCCTGAAGGGAACAGGGTGGCATCTGGGCTACTGCGAGGTGCTGATGGAGGCTGACGGCGAGACGGAGAAGATCCGGTCGCTACAGGCGACGGGAAACACCGGTGCGCTGGGGCTGATCAACAACGCCTGCGACCTGTTCCAGTGCAGACCGATCTATCATACGGAGACGCAGACGGTGGATATCCTGGGCGTTAAGACGCGGGACATGCTGTTCGAGGCAGAGGTTGGGCGAAACCTGAATTCGCTCCAGACGACATTCACGTCCGATGACATCATCACACGGCTGTACGTGGAGGGCGAATACGGCGACCACGGGTACGTGGGCATTGACGACGTGAACCCGACAGGGCTGAGCTACCTGATGGACTTCGACTACTACAGGGAGATCGGGGTATTCACAGAAGAACACGAAGCGGCGCTGGCGGAATACCTGCCGGCGATCCAGGACGTGGTGAACAAGATCCGGAAGAACCGGAAGGACATTACGAAGATCGAGGATCAGATCAACGAGCTGATCGGACAGTGTAAACTGATCGTGTTCTACGACGAGTACGGCTACGAAAGCCCGACGTACGTGTACGGCGATCCGACAGACGAGCAGAAACACCTGGCAGTCGGCGACGAGGTTCTGGTATTGCAGGAAGACGGCGAATACCGGCACGAGGTGATCACCAGTACGCCGGAAGCGTTGATCCACGAAGGCGACTACGGCATCGCGAAGTTTGCGACACCGTCGGCAGGCGTGATCGGCGCCGGAGAAGTATCCATCGAGGCGAAGGAAAAGCAGATCGCCAACCTTGAAAAGAGGAAAGCGTCGACTGTCAAGGAAGACAAGATCGCCGAGTATGAGAAAGAGATCGAACGGCTGAACGACGAGATCGATCTGGTGTATTACGGCGTTGGCTACGCGGACGACGAGATGCGCGAGCGGATGGCGCAGGACTACATCCCGTCCGGCTACGACGGCAACGCGGATATGGTGAACCGCAAGATCGTGCCGGCGCAGAACTTTATCGATAAAGGTTACACCGACTTCAACGGAACGTACGGGACGATCTACAGCCAGAGCTTCAGCGCAGGGGCGACGGAAGACTACGACTTCAGCTACGGGCAGAACGTCATCATCGACGCGACATGCGTGAAGGCGAACGGCGCGGTTCTCTCGGAAAGTGAGCTGGAAACATACCTGCGCGGCGTTGTGTCGAACAGCACAAGCAGTGGAGCAACGCTGATGGAATGCGACAGTCAGGATCTGATCCTTCGGGTGGATCCGGTAGCGAAGGGCGAAACACCTGACCAGGCATTCGCACGATCCGGAGCATGGTGCATCGAGCTGCACAACATGCAGGCAAGCTGGGATCGGGTACGCGCAAGCTATGACTGGTTTGGGGACGAAGACATCGACCCTGCTGGAATCCTTGACGACGTCACGCGGGTGCGGACAGAAGGCATCTACTCGCAGATGGCAAGGGTTGTCGGCGAAGGCGGACTGCTGGACGAGCTGAAGGGATACATCAGCATTGAAAACATGATGCTGATGGAACAGGACGAGATCGAGGCAACGTTCATCGTGGCGATGGGCGACCTGCTGAGGGACGGCAAGTGGCAGAACAACAACTACGTCGTCGGGCAGGAAGAGGCACTGTACGCGGACGCTATGGACCGGATGAAGATCATGAGCAGGCCGAAGGCGGCGTACACGTTCAGCTACGTGCGGATGATGGAAGAATACGGTGTACCGAACGAGAAGATCAAGATCAACGCGATTATGAGGATCCACGACGATGACCTGAACGTACACGCAAACCTGTTCGTGACCAGGATCACGACGGGGATCGACCGGAAGAACGTCGGGAACATTGAAGTGTCTACGGAAGATATCACGCTTGGAACCAACGACCTTGGATCGCTGTTGAGCCGGATGAGCCAGCTGGCTGACCTGATCGAGCAGAAGAACGCGATCTATAACCGGGCGGAGGCGATCAGCAAGAGCGGGACGTTCTTTGCGGATCGGCTGAACGGAATGATTGACGTGACGCGGAACAAGATCCTGTCGAGCGTATCGAACTGGTATACAGACGATCAGGGGAATATGGTGTTCGTCAGTGCGGATGAAAGTAGCGCGATGATGTTAACAGGATCAGGACAGCTTCTATCTGATCGCAAAAATGAGGACGGTTCATGGGATTGGAGGACCGCGATCGACGGCCACGGAATTTGTGCGGATGAGATCATCACCGGGTTCCTCTCCGCAGATCGGATTGAATCTGGCAGCATTGCGGTCAGCAAGGTTGAACCCAACTTCGGATCGGAACTGATCATTACGGGCAACCCCGCGATCTCAGATTCGGCGAGGGAGTTCGACGAGACAATAGACTACCACAAGAACGATGTTGTGGTATATGACGGCGTCCTGTATATGTTCACGGAGGATAAACCGGCCGGCGAGTGGGACCCGAGTTGTGTCGTAAGGACAAGTATCACAACGCAGATCACGCTGATGCCTGACAGGATCCTGCAATACGTCGGCGAGGAAGGGTACTATAAAACGTACATCCAGCCGACAGATCCTTCACTTGATCCGGGATTCGACGGTGAATACGGATGCTACTGGATACAGACGGATAAGAATAAACAAAAAATAAATACATGGCGGGATCTGTCAACAGTAACATGGGGGAGCCTTGCAGATACTACATGGGGTGTTCTCCGTGGATATCTTAAAATAATGTGCTGGGACGGAACCAAATGGATGCCCGTATACGACGCATATGATATGGCTTCGGCGCATACTAAGATCGAACAGAACAAGTATGAGATTAAACTGGAGGCAGAACGTCGGAATAAATTAGAAGGAGATCTTAGAACAGAAATTTCCATAACAGCCGACAGTATCACGCAAACAGTCAAAGAGAACTACGCTACGAAGGCTACACTCCAATTGACGGCTGGCGGCAAGATCACATTAACATCTGAAAACTTTTCTCATCTTGGAGCTTCAACAAGCGGAATCTATATTACACCTACATCGATCTCTGTTAATACAAACGGCAGCATGTCAATCGGTGCAGGCGGTGCTATGACTGTTAGTGCAAGTGGTGCGCTGAACATTACTGGCGGGACAATGAGCGTTACTGCAAACGGAAGCCTGACAATCGGAGCAAATGGATCACTGACAGTTAACGGCGGATCAATGACGCTTTCAGCCGGAACAATGACTATCAGTGGAGGAAGCTTGACAATTAACGGTGGTACGTTCTCACTAACAAGCACATATTTTAATGTGGCGACAGACGGTCGGATTACATGTACTGGCGGAACAATCGGAGGATTCACTATTGGTGCAAATTCATTAACAGCAGGCTCAAATACGTCAAAGAAATATGTTCAGGTAGCCAATTCAGGATTTGCGTTTGCTGCTGGTAAATATAACACAACAGCAGAGATTTATCCGTTTTGTGTCGATCTATCTGGCAATGTTTGGATCAGCAGCTTAAAAGTTAAAAAGAGTAGTAGTGAATGGGAAGAAATTGATTTCACAAAATTTGACGACGATGACGGTTTTGACAAACTGAAATATCAGACAGTTAAGTCAGTTAAAACAGAAGGTGACACTACAACCGTAACCCTGTCAAACGGCGCATCATTTACAGCAGGTGGCTAAAGAACTCTGGTCCTTTGCGCGGTAACGCGCATCGAATAACCCTCCTAAACGGGGGAACTCTTGACAAAGACAATCCCGTAGAAAGCGGAGCAAAATGCTCCGTGTCTCGAACGACTATCGAAAACACGCAAAAGCGGAAGTGAGTAGAGTAGGATCAAGCGATCCGAAACGGAGGGGATCCCGCTACGGGATTAAGATATAGTCTGATCTGCATGGCGACATGCAGCAGCCGAAAGGCGGGTGGGGAGCAGCGATCCTCGCCGAACAACAATGCGAAACCTTTCAGTATTACAGGTTACGGCGCAGATGATAACCCTCATGGAACAAACCATGGGTCAATATCCAAAACGTTCCTGGCAAGCAAGAGCTATTTCTATTTTAATACGGCCAACCATGGCAGTCATTGTTGGTCACTGACATAAATAAAGGAGATAAAGGCAAAATGAAAATGACACAGAAGCAGGCAATTGAAGCATACAAAGTGATCCGGAAACTGGAGTATCAGGACATGCCGGGGGCTACGGCGATGATGATCTTCCGGACGAGAAAAGCGCTGGAGCCTCAGTTCGAGTTCCAGGACGGCGAGGAGCGGAAGGCGCTGGAAAGCCTTGGCGCTAAGATCAACGACATCGGGATTATCGACTTTCCGGACGGCGACGCGCAGCAGAAGTACATCGACAAGATGGAGGAGATCGGCGAGATCGAGGTCGAGGTTAACCTCAAGAAACAGACCATTGACATCACGGATCTGAAGCTGAACGCGAAGGACATCGAGGCGCTGGAAACGATCATGGAAATTGTTTGCTGAGAAAAGAGACACTTTAATTATACAATAGGGAGGGAACCAAAGCTGTCGCCATGCGCGGCAGCTTTCCTCTTTTTATTGGAAAGAAACGGGGTGACACAATGGGCAGCGTAACAGCGAAATTCTCGAGGACAAGACAGTCTGTCACCCGTGCGCTGTATCGGCATGACTACGGGCAAACACTGAAGCTGGAAGGATTCGATGTTGGCGGATCGGTCGAGGTTCACTACGGCAACAAGGGCGACGAGCAGACGATCGTCAAGTTCGGCCCTGAAGATGGGATCGAGATCCCCGACGAGTTGCTGACGACCGGCAAGGACATTGATGCCTGGATCTTCATGCACGACAAGGAGCATAACGGCGAGACAACGTACCACGTCATCATCCCTGTTATGGAACGGCAGATGGCCGGCGAGGACCCGAAAACGCAGGTTGTGGACTATATCCTGATCGGCGGCACGGCGAGCGACATCGACGGCACAGGCCAGAACACGATTGACTACATCTTCAGCGGCGGCGACGCCAACAACATCGCAGGGACAGGAGTGATAACGGGATGATTATCAGAGCAAGAATCGCTCCCGTACGGGACACGCGGGAGAACTGGGCGGCGCATCCGGAGTTTATTCCGATGAAGGGCGAGCTGGTTATCTACACAGACTATCGGACGATCATGGAGCCGGACGGGAAGGTAAAGCTGATCCCGGGCATCAAGGTGGGCGACGGCGAGACATCAGTCGAGTTGCTGCCATTCATCGGCGGCGACGGCTCGGTGCCGGTGTACTACAACGAACTGCAAGGCCTGCCGACGATCAACGGCACGACCATACTCGGGAATATGACGGCGGAGGATCTTGGACTTCAGAAGGCCGGGAACTATCCGGAGAAGCCTTTAACTGCCGAGGACATCGACAAGATTATCGATGAATCCGACAGCGAGGATACAGACTAAAAAATCTATAGAAAGGGGAGCATCAAATGGCAGAGGACATCAACATCGTACTTGACGGCGAGTATGCAAACGATAAAAGCATTGCCCAACTGTGGAAACGGATCAAGCAGACGTTCGTGCGCAAAGACGGCGACAAGGTTCTGAGCGACAACAACTTCTCTGACGCCGACAAGCATAAGCTGGACGGGCTGACACCGTACGAGCTGCCGGTTGCGAGCGACAGTACGCTGGGCGGCATCAAGATTGGCGCTGGGCTTGCGATCGACCAGAACGGCGTTGTGAGCGTTGAGAGTGCCGGCGCGGTGGAATGGTCTGACGTGCAGGACACGCCGACGACGCTGGAAGGCTACGGCATCACCGACGCTGCAAGCGCGGAAGACGTTGACGAAGCGCTACAGGGTATCACAGCCGAGCTGGAAGAGATGGACACCAAGATCGACGAAGTGCGCGAAGAAGTGACGAAAGTCTACAAGTACTGCGGCACGGTGGAGACGGTAGCTGACCTGGCGGAGATCGCGGAGAAGCACAACGGCGATATCTACGACGTCGTGGAAGACGGCCACAACTACGCCTGGAACGAAGATGAAGAGCGCTGGGATGACCTGGGCGGCACGTTCCGGATCAGGCCACTGACGGAGCATGACATCGACGTGATCACGGGCTACGCGAGCGACGCTGAAGTGCTGGACGAGCTGCTGGAGAATGGCGGTGAGATCGAGCTTGGCGACGACATCGAGATCAGCGGCCAGAAGACGATCACCGAAGACGTCGTGATTAACCTGAACGGCTACGAGCTGACGAGCGATCTGGCGAAGAGCGAGAAGAAAGAACTGTTCATCGTTGACGGCGGGAAGCTGACCATCAAGGGCGAAGGCAGCATCAGCGCCAACTACCGGATCGCGGCAGCGCTGAACGGCGGCGTGATCGAGATCGACGGCGGCGACTTTGACGCAGGCGACGTGGCACTGGCGGTGAGCGGCGAAGGGTCGGCGGTCGTGTTCAACGACGGCTATCTGACGGCGGTCGAAGGCGGCATTGGTGCGTTCAACGGCGGCGAGATCGTCATGAACGGCGGTACGCTGGAGATCAGCGACAACTTCGCACTGTTCACCAACGGCACTGACGGCATGGGCGGCAACACGATCACGATGAACGGCGGTACGCTGGTCGGGCGGATCGAGAGCGCCGGGTATGAAGCCTGCGGCGTGTACATCGCGAACAACGACGAGTTCATCATGAACGGCGGCGAGATCATGGCAGTGGACGGCGCCGGCCTGCTGATGAGAGCCGGACACGTTGTGATCAACGACGGCACGATCATGGCGACAGGCACAGCCGGAACGACAGGCTATATCGGCGACAATAAGACCAAGATGACCAAGAGCGCGGTGATCTATCACGAGAGCGCGAACTATCCGGGGAAAGCCGGCATGCAGCTGGAGATTAAGGGCGGTACATTCGTAGGCGTGGACCACAGCCTGGAGATTCTCAGCAATGAAGCAACTCCTAACGTCATCGTAACCGGAGGTGCATTTACCCCGGATTACCCCGAGGCGTAAGGGGTGATTCAGGATGGCAGAAGTACGAAACGACGAATACCTGGATTACGAAGGAGTCGAGAAGTTCTGGGACAGGATCAAGCGCAGGTACGACGGAAAACTGGACAGCGTCGTGAACCGTGACGACTCGATCCGCGTCACGAACAAACGCGAGATTTCGGTCAACATCTCTCCTGCTGAAGACAACACACTTCAGCTCAAAACCAAGGCAGGCGAAAGGGGACTTTACGTTCCTGCCGTGAAGAAACTGCACAAGCTGACATTCGGAGCCGGACAGGCGTTTGTCTACGACGGATCCGAAGATGTCACCGTACCTGTATATCAGGGCGAAATCGAAGAGTAACAAAAATGGAGGAAAAAGATCATGAGTAAAGCAACTGAAAACACCAACTGGGAAATTGACTATACTATTGCCGCTGCCGGCGATAAGACGTTTACCCTTGCTACTGAAAACAAATTTGTTGATCGCGACATCGCTATCACCGTAACAACCCCCGAAGGCGCTCTGGGCGCCGGCACCGGTTCCGCCGAAGCGAGTTCCGATATCAGCGGATTGCTTGGCACCGCGTCCGCTTCTCAGCCGGCTTCCGGCCACTATGTGAAGGTCGAAGGCACTGCCAACGTAGCTGTCGCTACTTCCGGCTGGGTTGACGAAGGCGATGACGTCGACGTAAGCATTGCGGATGTATACTATCCGATCACCGAAGGTGCGCAGACTATCACCGGCGGCGGACTGAGCGAAGGCGCGAAGAGCGTTGCCATCAACTCCGACGGCGCGTATGACGGCTCCAGCTACGACACCAGCGACAAGATCAAGTTCGAATCCGGCGAAGCTGCCGGCGTGTACAAGATCCATCCCAGCGGCTCCGCGACCGTGAACCGTGCCGCCGTGACCAAGCAGGTCACCCAGGACGGCTACTTCCCGGAAGACGGCAGCGCCCAGACAGCGATCGCCGCTGACAGCGAGACCGTTTCCATTCCGGAGACCGCTTACTACATCAAAAAGTCCACGCTGAGCGCCAGCTCCGTGACTCCCTCCACCGTTGCGCAGACCGTGACGATCGGCGAAGGTTATGCTCCGGCTGACCGCACCGTGACCGTTGCCGCGATGGATCCCGGCGCTGCTTCTTCCAGCACCGCCAACACCGGCCTCAGCACCTACTTCGACGCCGGTACTTCCAGCGACCATGACGTGAGCATCACGCCTCAGCACAGCGTTGACACCGCCGGCTACCTGGCCGCGACCGCGAATCCCGTGGACGGCACCCCGGCGTACTACAGCATCAAAGAGCAGACCGTAACCGAGACCGCCACGACCGTGAGCGGCACGACCGCCACCCGTGGTACCCGTACGGAGAGTGCCGGCTGGAAAGACACCGCCGAAACGCTGGACAACGCGACCTTCGCGAACAGCGCAACAAGCGGCGAGACCTACGTCGACATTTCCGGCACGACCGCCGCTCCCGTTCTGGTCAGCGGTGACTACCTGTACATCAACGAAGGCTGGACCGACAACCTGAAGATCAGCCTGGCCAAGCTGGTTCCGGACGGCTCCGACGTGAAGGGTCACAGCGAGTACATCCTGAGCGGACACTCCGCTTACGACGATGACGGCGCCCTGGTCGCCGGTTCCATCCAGACCTACGACGGAACTTATACCATTTCCTAATCAAAACACCGAAAGGGATGAATGACGTATGGCAACTTTGACCAATGGTGCTGTGCTTAGCGGCGAGATCACGATCACAAAACGCGTAGGCACACTGCTTACCCTTGCTACGGAAGGCAAATACGCAGACAAGGACGCGCAGTTCACAATTGGTGTTCAAAGTGCGGCGGCAGCAGCGAATACTGCTGCCGCCGATGCCGACGTCGAGTCAACCGACAGCGGCAGTATCGGAGGAACCAATATCAGCAACGTGATCGGTGCCAAGTCTGACAGCGAACCATCAAGCGGCTATTATATTCGTGTTAAGGCTACCGGGTCAGGTAGTTCCAAAGTTACTTCGGCAGGTTGGCTCGAGGCCGGCTCGATGGACACCGCATCCACGACAGCGACAAAGTTTTTCCCGGTCGACGCGGCGAGCGTCGCGGTATCCGGGAGCAACACGGTGACGCCTTCCGCGAGCATCAGCGGAACGAACGTCACACTGAGCAATACCAACAACGGAATCTCGGTCACATCTACAGGCGGCGGGACGGCAAGCGCCAGCGCGGCAGCGACGTCCACGGCGGCAGGATATGTGCCAAACAACACGCAGATGGGAAGCGCGACGATCAACGCAGGCAGCGTGACGACGACGGCTTCTACTTTTATTTCTGGGGTGACCATCGAAAAGCCAAGCACGGGGACGCGTACATTCGCCGTGACCGTACCGAACGGCAACTCCACTGTTACATTCACGTTCAACGTTGATTCCAGCGGCAATGTGGTCATCAGTTAAGGAGGGGAAAGGTTATGCCAAATAATTCTCTGAGCTTCGGGGTTGATGTTCTTCCGAACACAACCGGAACATATAATCTTGGAAACGAAAGCAAACAATGGAAAGTAAACGGCAAGACACTTGGCGACGCATGCGAGAAGGGCGTGGACACGCAGATTATGGCGGGATCGTCCAGCGCGGCGCTGCCGACAACGGCAGCCGTTGCTTACTTTGTAGAACATAAAGGATATTCAACACTGGGCGTCCGGGTAGACGGGACGACACTTATCTTTGAATAATCGGTAAACGAAGGGAGATGGATCTCGTGCCAGATCTTGAACATCTTAAAGTAGGAAGTACTACATACGATATAAAGGATCCTACGAAAGTATCCAACGTAGGATATGATACAACGAACAAAGCCATCACGAAAACGTTGAATGGCGTTACGACCCAGGTTGTGACTGCGAGCGATATCATCGGTGCCGAAGTCGGCACGGCGGTTACGGACTGGCTGGATGAACACTGCGCCGATAGCGAGACTGTCGGTATCGACGATACGCTGACTATCCATCACGCGGCGGCTGACGCAAAGTCTACCGGCGACCGGATTAGCGAGCTGGTAGAAGTGAGTGATACGACACCAGAGTCTACCTGGAATAAGGTATGGGTGAAGGAAACTGTTAATGATGATGTTGTGGTCCCGACCAATACTGAGCTTCAGGGAGTTGAAGCGCTGATTGCTCCGCCGTTCGATCAGAACGCAAACTATGCTGCCGGCAGCTATGTGACGAGGACTGTGAGCGGCGTTGAGAAGCTGTACAGGTTCACTTCGGCGCACACCGGAATATGGACCGGAACGGATGCAGTAGAGACCAAGGTCGGAAATGACATCTCTGACGTAAAGAGTGCAATAAGTGGGAATGTTCTTGATTTAGAAAACATTGTGGGCGTGTATGTTGGCGCAACACAGCAGAACGGATATAGGAACACAACAGGTGGATATTCAGGCACATCAAGTTATCACTCAAAAACAACAGATTTTATTCCTTGCTCCGAAGGTGATGTTTTTAAGTTTGTGGGTCTTTCTTCCGGTGCGTCTCCGTCTGCAATTTATTATGATTCATCAAAAGCAATAATTGACACAGAAAATAGCACAAAGGTAACAATCCCTTCGGGCGTCTCTTATGTAAAATTCTCGTCATATAATACAATTTCCGACCCAGTCACATTGCTTGTATATGCGGAAAACTGGTGTGAATTTCCACTTGCCGTTCATGTGCAGGACATGACGAGGATGCTATATGTTCTCGATAAAGATGATGGAATTCCACTTAATCTTGTAAATGGATATATAGACGCAAGAGATGGAATATTTAAATCCGACACAAGTGGCAGTTACAAGGCAACAAAAGATTATATCCCAGTTATTCCGGGAGCAAGTTATACGCTTGAAGATGGAAAACAAGGTATGCCTGCGGGATATGCGTTTTATGATGAAAACAAAGAATTCATTCCGGGTTCCGGCGTTTCTGGCTTCATAGTATTTGCATATTCATTCATATGCCCTGCAAATGCAAGGTATATTCGTCTGACAAGTTTTGACGAGAGCGGGGCGCATACCGTTAAACTCAAATTCACTGACGATTCAAAAATATTGAATGAAGTTGCTTTGCATCGTGGATACGATTATGCGCCTGTGTTGACAGGTGGATATATCAAATATACGAACGGTGAATGGGTAAACGATTCAACAGGCGAATACAAATGCACATGGTTTATTCCAATTATTGACGGCGTAAAATACGAAATCAAGGCAAGACCGAACGGAATTGCGGGATATGCCTTTTATAATGAAAATCACGTATTTATTGAAAATTCTGGCGGTTTGAATTTTAATGGAGTAATTCCATCCGGTGCAAAATATATTCGTTTTACAGATTTCGACCCGAACAAATTGCACACAAGCTACAATGTCCATTTGAGTGCGGTATTAAATGAAGATGTAGTAGAATATGATAACATTGTTGATAATGGATGGATTTTTACAGTTCCAACGTTGATTGATGGATATATTGATTACAGAACAGGGGGACGTTCAAGCAATTCATTTGGTGGTCAGTATAAATGCACCGAATACATTGAATTGCCTGATGGAATCAATCTCATAATCAATGCACATGGTGGCGGCGTGGCAGGATATGCGTTTTATGATGTAAATAAACAATTCATTCCAGATTCTGGTGGTATAACCAACAGAGAACCAATCATTCCGTCTGGCGCAAAATTTGTGCGTTTTACAGACTATAATCCAATAGCACTGCATGGCGATGTTTATTATATTTTCTGCACAAAAGCACAAAAAGAAATAGTTGAAGATAAAATAATAAACATTCAATGCGTTGGCGATTCTGTAACGGCAGGTATTTTCACAACCGGATCATTCACAAGTTTTTACGGTGACGGTCCATATCCGGCACAGTTGAACAAACTGCTGTTTGATGCCGGATACAAATATGCCAACGTGACAAATTGTGGGCATCCGGGAGAAAGAACTGTTGATATTGCAGTAAGATGTGGCGGTTTCCCGTGCTATTTTTCAGAAGATATAACGATACCGGGTGACGGTTCAGCGGTTAGCCTTGGCGTTGTATCAAATGTCGGTGGAAGAGCTGTTGGATCAATAATCAAGATTCCGTATGCTGACAGCACAGGAAATGATTATTGCGTTTATTTCACAAGAGGTGGTGATAATGCGACAAGTGGAGCAATTGTGCAAACCGTCTATATCAACGATGTGAAATACTTGTTGGACATTGACGATTCACATAATCAAAACAAACTGCGCAAAAAAACCGCTGACGGCGTTGATGTCACAATTACTGCCGGGACGTTATTGTTTACAAGTGACAACAGGGACGCAGATGTGAATATTTTCTATGGTGGATTAAACGATGGACAGTCAATGTCGTTACAACGTTTCTTGGATACAATGACAAGATGCGGAGCGATCAATGGTGGAAAGTATATCATGGTCGGCTCAACGCATCCTATCTGGAATAATTGGGACGGAATTACTGGCGATACTGCGGCGGAAAAATATCAGATGTATCTGCGGGAGATGAACCTTGCATTTGGCGTTCATTTCATTGATATGTACAAAGAATGGTTTGAACACGCAATGGAATACTCACTTGAAGCAGGATACTGGACTGACAAAACGCAAGCAGAATTGGAAGAAATGGAAGCGTTGTTAGCACAAAAAATCATCCCTTCAGAATTTACGGGTGACGGAACCGAAGGCGATGTACACCTTTCAATCGAAGGATATTATGTTTTCGCAAAATTGATTTTTGAAAGGCTGAAAATGTTGAATTATCTTAGTGATTAAGTGACCTTAAAGTATCCGAGGTAATTGTTTATGATAGCTAATATTATCGGATGGGTGATGTTACTTTCAATCGAAGTGTATATTTTGCACAATGAGAAAAAGAAACTGTATTTGTATGCTCTTTGGAGTGATGCACACTATTTATAACGTAAAGTGACCTGTCGGAGGTTAGACATGGAGAATACGGCGCAAAGCGGAATGATAGAGTTTGAGCAAACCTGTGAAAAATTGCTTGATGAACAAGACATACCAGAAAATACAAAAATATGGTTTCAAGTCAATATTTTGGATGTTGCACAAAATGTTTTTGAAAAGAAGTTATTAATTCAAAATAACCTTTAAGTTAGAGGCAAAACGTAAGACAATACAATACAACTATATGGACAAAATAGACATACGCCCTGCCGGCAGATCGCTGGCAGGGCTATAATTTGTAAAGGAATGATGGAAATGGCAGATACTACAGAACAAACTGAATATCTGGAATTAACACTGCCGGCGGCAGATGACCTTGTCGATATCGCCACGATCAACGCCAATATGACGATCATCGACACAGCCGTCGCACGGATCGAGAACCCTGGCGTCGAGAAGGAAGGTATGTTCCTGATTGTTAATGCAGAGGGCAAGGTTGAGCCGACTGCTGTGCCGAGCGCGAATGGGGTGAGCTTCTGATGGCAAATTATCTTGTGACAGATACTGAGCTTACCAGCGTTGCGAATGCGATCAGGTCGAAGGGCGGTACGAGTGCTGCTCTGACATTCCCGAGCGGATTCAACGATGCCATCGCGGCGATCAGCTCTGGTGGATATGAGAATGTGGTCACGCTTGGTTCAGATACTACACTGAAACTTACGCCGATACAAACATACAACATAGCAGCGTCATCGAGTATGCAGGTTTCAATTGTATGCACAAATAGCTTCTTCACAAACAAAATCTATCTTGGGCATAGAAATGCTGTTCTCAATTTAGTCAGACAGGCATCCAGCGAAGGTGGATATAGTTTTCACAACTTTCGCATTATAAATATAACAAGTGTAGCGATCAGCGAAAACCAAATGACAATGAATACATATATTGAAAACGACACAACAAGCAGTCAATTTATTCCAACGACTTGTTACTTAAGTCTGAATAAATTTGTCTTCTTTAATTTTTCATAAAGGAGTGATCATTAATGCCAGTAACAATAAACAGAGCGGCATTGAAAGTCAAAAATTCTAATGGAACGTACGTCAGCGTTGACGCCGTATCCGAGGGAACCACTGCGGAGAAGGTGGCTCAGATTAACCAGGCGGCGTTTGATGGCGTACAAGCCATCAACACGAAGGCCGGCGAAGTGACGTCCCAGCTGGCGAATGCTGGCGAAATGGAAGCGATGGTTGCTCCTCCGTTTGCGTCAAACACAGCGTATAAAGCCGGCCAGTATGTTATTCATACGAATAGCAGCAACGTAAACAAGTTATACAGGTTTAACGTAGACCACGCGGCAAACACCGCCTGGAGCGACTCTGAAGTTAGCGAAGTCAAACTCGGAAATGATGTAACCGATCTGAAGAGTGCTTTGAACACTATTGAAGAGAGCTTCTATAATGATGAAGGTGGATTTAATTACGCAACAGGCTATATTAACACAAGTGGAGAAATCGGAAGTACAGTTAATACAACTCCCATAGAAAACAGCGCATTTAAATTCAGAATTATACCGTATACTACCAAAGACATTTATGTAATTACTGGTACGGGCGGCGGTTCTCCCAGATTATGGTGTTTTACTGACGGTGATTATAAAATTCTTTCCCATGCTGATGCCAGTGCAACCGAAACTGAACGCACGTTAACAAACGGAGCAAACGGTTATTTAATCGTAAATTTCCTTGTTGCACAGACAAACAATTTAGTAAAAAGAACACCAGTTACAAATGGTCTTGCTCCGATTAACTCCCCTGTGTTTACAGGAACACCAACTGCCCCAAACGTTTCCGATAGTGATAATTCAACTAAAATAGCAAATACGCATTTCGTAAAGCAGATAACTGATGATTTTTATACAGAAACCAATATTGTCAATTTTGCAACAGGGTATGTAACAACAAGCGGAAATGTCGGGAGTGTGGTTGATACAACAATTCAATCAAATCCGGCGTTTTGTTATAGGATTATTCCATACAAGGCGAATGAGGAATATATCATTACCGGAACAGGCGGCGGGAATCCGAGACTGTGGTGTTTTACGGACGACCAATATGAAATAATTTCACATGCGGATGGAGCGGCGGTTGAAACAGACAAAAAAATAAGCAGTGAATCGGACGGCTTCCTGATTGTGAACTTTAATGCAAATCAAACAAGAAGCCTGAAAAAGCATGAATATATTGTTGATATCGAAACAGTAGATCAAATGGGTGAAATAGTCTATGAGACAATACCGATTTTTATTGACGGCGGCGGGTATATTAGTATAACAGACGGAAGTACTATCGAAAACCCGTCGAACAATACTTATATAGCCAGAGGGAACATTGAAGGATATAACAAATTAAAAGTATACACGACAGTATTCGGAACGCCCAAAGGTCTGGCATTTTATGGTGAGGATTATGCTTTCATTAGAGGATATCAAACGCTCACTCAGGGACTTTCCACTTTTGATATTCCCGCAAATGCTAAATATTTTAAATTGTGTTATCAATATGCGCTTGTGTCGAATAATACAGCGGTTGTCGGACGCTATATCTCTAACGAGGTTAAACACCTTACAACACTGGATCGCTATCTTTCAGATGAGCAAAAGCTACACGAGCAAGTATATTTCCCGACAACCGATTTCTGTGATATGAGATCGGAGTCGGATATCCCGGCAACCAGATCAGGACAAAATGCCATGCAGACCTATTACGATCTATACGACGGCCTTGTCAGCAGTTTTCCGTCCTATGTAACGAAAATTGATTGCGATGATATCATGGAAGATCTTGGTATAGAAAGACCGTCAAGGTTGTCCAACTATCCAATATATGCATACAAGTTTAAGCCGCCTGTAACATATAATGAATTTGGCAACAGCGGAACAACGTATGAGAGATATCCGAAGATATTGATCACAACAGGGACACACCCAGAATATATTGCCATATACTCAACATATCTGATGATGAAAAACATCTGCAATGAATGGTCAACCAACAAGGCATTGGAAGCATTGCGCTTCAACTGCGAGTTTTTCATTATTCCATGTTCAAACCCGTCCGGTGTTGATGACAATACATATACAAATAACAATACAAGCGTCAATACTGGTGGATATGGGGTAAACCTTAACAGAAATGCTCCTGTAAGCAATTGGCGGGAAAGTGGAGCAGGAACGGAAAACTATACAGGGCCTTCGGCAGGAAGCGAGTATGAAAACAAAGTGCTTGTTGAGATGCTGAAAGAGTTTAACCCGGATATATACATTGACCATCATAATTCTTTCGTTTCCCCGACAATGGCATGGTACGACATTCCGGACTGCACGGTTATTTCAGAAATGGCGCATCTTGGCGTCATCGAAACAACAAAGATGAAAGATACTTTTACAAATATCTTTCCTTCGTGGGATGACGATAACCGGGTGCTTGTTACTGTAAATAAGCAAGGGAACAACTACGGAAGAGGATACCGTGACTTGTACGGAGCGGAGCAGGGGTATATTTCATTCACTCTTGAAACCATGCAGTATTGCTGTTGGGACGGCGGCATATTATACGAGACATATAAGTACGCAAACGATAGATATCTTGTCGGAATTGCAACGAACGTGATAACGAATACATGCTTAATGCTCTGTCAGATTCTTTCGAGAAAGAAACTTTATTCGTAATTAGAAGTGACCTTAAATGACGTAAGTTGTTACAAACTAACTGGTACGTACAACAACTTGATGTAACCATTATTAAGGTTAGTGACTGTTAACTTAGACTAACCAACCCTAAAAAAGACAAAAAAAAGAGGGGCTACGCAAGTAGCCCCAATTCTTTTATCGTCTTATGAGTTGTATCTGGCGTGTGCTTCCTTCAGGTTGTCTGTCGTATATGTTATGTACTTCATGGTTGTGTCCAGTTTCTCGTGGCCGAGGATCAGGGAGATGGTCTGAATCGGCGCGCCGCGCTGAGCCATGCGAGTTGCCAGCGTACGGCGAAAACGATGCGGATGGATGTTCGGAATGCCGGTGATCTTCTCGAGCTGCTTCAGCATGGCGCGTACGCCACCAGGCTGGATCCTGCCGCCACGCAAACCAATGAACAGCGCCGGGTCATCGTCCTTTCTGGTATCGAAGTACAGATTCAGGAAGTGTACTGTCTGGTCGTCGAGGAACACCTTTCTCTCTTTGGAGCCTTTGCCGACGACTGTACATTCTTTGGTATTCAGGTTGACGTCGCTTCTGTTCAGCTCTGTGACCTCGCTGATACGGCATCCGGTGGACAACAGGAAGTGTGTGATTGCTCTGTCGCGAACTGTCTTGCAGTGTTCGAAGATAAGCTCGATTTCGAGATCAGAGTACGGATACTTCATCTTCTTCGATACCTTGATGGTCTCGAGGTTCACGACCGGATTGCGCTCAATCAGACTTTCTCTGAAGAGCCAGTTGAAGTAAGCGCACAGTACGTCGTACATGCCTCGCAGGCTGTTGTCACTCAGACCGCGCTTCTTCTCGTGATCGAGGAAGTCGCGCAGATGGTATACAGTGATCTCACGGGTCGCCACCTGAACGTAATCCATCATTTTGCAGATCTGGTACTCGTAATGCTCGATCGACTTCGGCGACAGGCCGCTGATGGACTTCGTGCTGAGGTAGATCTTTAGCAGATCATCGGAACAGGCGGAAACATCAGAGCTAACATGCTCAACCTCGAAAGCCTCGAGTTCGTTGGATAGGGTACGGAGCGCGGTATTGGATGCGGTGACGGTCAGTTTGTCGCTCAGGGAATTCTCAACACGGTTCATCAATAAGGCTTTAGCTTCAATAGACATAATCTTTGTTCTCCTTTTCAATTCGTAAATTTTTGTTTTTGGGCAAAAGAAAAAGCCACCGGCACAAGGCAGGTGGCTTTGGGGAAGGGAAACCTGGATACTAAGGAACCGAATCTACATCATTAATATCACCTCTGGAATCAAGATTTATGATCACATGTCTGGAAGGAGGAACATCCAGAATGTTTACATACAAGGAAGTAAACGCAATGATCGCGAGCTGGAAGAGCGACGGTCTCAGCAAGAGCGATATCGTAGTCAGGACTGCGAACGCCTGCATCGGCTGGCCTTACGTGTACGCGGGGCGCGGGGATATCTGCAACCCGACAAACCGGCGAGGGATGATCCGGGACGGATACCCAACGATCGTATCGGAATGTCAGGTCCTGAACGGGAGTAAGAGTTCGTGCAGCGGATGCCGATGGTATCCGAGCGGCGGGAACGTGCTGTACTTCGACTGCCGGGGATTCACGTACTGGCTGCTCAAGCAGGTTGGTATCACGCTCAACGGCAAGGGCGCCACGAGCCAGTACGACGATAACAGCAACTGGGACGAAAAGGGTGAGATCGCAAACATGCCTGCGAATCAGGTGTGCTGCGTTTTCAGATATGACAGCGGGACAGGGAAGATGGAGCATACGCTGCTCTACGATGGGGCGGGAAGCTACATCCACTGCTCCGGCGAAGTGAAGAAGGTTGCCAAGAACAAGTACAAGGCGACACATTACGCGATCCCCAAGGGACTGAAAGGAGGCGTGACGCCAGTGCCTACACCTACAGGAGACACTGCGGTCGTATACGCAGAGAACGGAAAGCCCGTCAAGATGAGGGCTAAGCCAAGCACGAGCTGCAAGACATACTGGGAACTGCCGGTTGGAACGGAGGTCACTGTTTTGCAGAACGGAAACGAGTGGACCAAGATCGATAACGGCAAAAACACGGGATACATGATGACCAAATTCCTGGAATTTGCCGATAGCGGCAACACAGCTGATGACGGTGACAATGACGACGGGATCCTGGACGAGGTTCCTCCGACGGAACTGGTCACGGTTGAGATCCAGAACATCACGATGGCGGAAGCGCAGGAGCTGGTCGGGAAGTATCCGGACGCTCGCATCATCGCGGGGTAAGGGAGTGAGAATATGGGAACCAAACTTGCACTGAAGGTCAAGGAAGCCTTTGTTCAGTACTCCAAGAAGATGTGTACGTGGGTGACCATATTCTGGATGATCTATCGGGTTATTATCTCAATCCTCATATTCCTGAAGCCTGAGACGTCGAATGCTATGGTTCATCTCACAGATGGAGCAGATACGGTTATGATCGCAAACATCTCGGTCTATACCGGTAACTCGATTTGTGAGAAAGGTTTCTACGCATTCGGGAAGCGTAAACCATACAACATCAACGCACCAGCTAAGGAAGATGACGACGATGACGACTCCGACGACGAGGAAGAAGAGGAAGACGAGGACAGCAACGGGTGAGCGAAAGGAGTGAGGGGTGAATGGCTGAGCTGTCGCTGGTACAAGTCCAGGGATTCACTGTCGTTATTCTGGCAATCTTTGCCTTTATCGTTTTGCTTGGCAATGTATTCAAGACGATCAAAGACTGGAAAAAGCCGAAGGACGACTTTGACGAATGGCGAAGAGACGTCGACGACAAACTCGACAAGGACAACAAGAGACTGAAGCACCTTGAGGAAGGAAACAAAGTAAAGTGCCGTGCGCTGATGGCTTTACTGTCCCATGAGATCAACGGGAACTCAACGGACAAGCTAACCAACGCACTATCTGATCTAAATGACTATTTGATTGAGGGGTAAAAGGAAATGACGATTGACTTAACACAGATTATTCTGGCAGTTATCACACTGATCTTCGGGCTGCTGATGCGGTACGTGATTCCGAACATCAAGCAGAAGACGACGGCGGATCAGATGGAACTGCTTCGTGCTGCTGTGAAATCTGCGGTGTACGGCGTCGAGATGCTGTACAAGACGAAGCCTGGACAGGAAAAGAAACAGATGGTTATTGACCTGCTACATGAGCAGGGGTTCATTCTGGATGTCGATCACGTAGAAGCTCAGACAGATATTCTAATCGAGAGCCTCGTGAAGGAACTCAACATCGAACAGAACGAACATCAGAAGTAACATATATGAAAACGGGGCGCCCAATTTTGTTGGACGTCCCGGTATTTTTTTTATCCAAATCTTCAACGGAATATAACGGTGTACCGTTGTACTCTGGTGAGGATTCAGATGTCGGTAATAACTTTTTGGTACGAAAAATACCTGCGTCGGTAGTTACGCAGGTAATAGAGAGAATTTCGATTTGATTCGGAATAATTCCTGATCGATGAAACCTTTGAAAATCAACGAAATAGGCAATAAAAGCATCACAAAACCCTTCCCGGAACCGAGGAGGAAAGGATGTTGTAATATAAGGCTTTGTGTGTCTCTCGGCGGTAGTGCGCCGGTAGTACAATTAATCTTTTTTCATCGAATTCACGGCATCGAACAGGTGATCCATGTCTGGGTGAGTGTACACATTCATCATCTTTGTTGACGACCAGCGCATGATCCGGCGGACAGTTTGCGGTGCAATATTTTCGTTTATTGCAAGGGCGGTCGCTGTGGTGTGCCGGCAGGAGTATGGCGACAGTTTTCGGCAACCGGCTTTCTCCAGCGCGGCGTAGTACTGATCGTACCACTCTTTCTTCATGCGCTTCCAGAGGTAGCCTTTCTTGGTTGCGTGTTCGATCAGAGACTCGACGACTGGAATGATCGTGTCCGACAGGAGAATCGGCGATTCCTTGCGGGTCTTTGTTTTGAGGCCAACGCCGGTGATCATCTTCTTCTCGAGGTCTATATTTTCGATCTTGGTGTCGCGAACTTCTCCTGGCATCGCGCCGGTGTAGATCATGAGCAGCGGGATTGCTGCATCCATATCGCCTGACTCGTAGAGCTTCCAGAGCGCAGCCTGTTCCTCTGGGGTGAATGCCTCGCGTTCGAAGTATTCCTTCTCTGGTAATATAATATAGGAAGGAAGATCTCGATCTGCGGCGC